TTATGAACTTTGTTCTTCTTTAAATAGGCCCTTTGATATTAATGATAGACTGTATTCTTTATTTCCACGCCAAGCAGAAAGAGCTACCGCATGATATTTGTACTTAATTCTGTAGTATTCTATGAGAGGTACTTCCCCTTCTATTGTGGAAACTTTTCCATATTCCTCAAGAAGTTTATCCATTTTATACATCATTAAAAGCACAGAGTTTATTTTGTTATCAAAATTGACCGCCGAAGACCCCCATTTCATTTCATTAATAGTAAGATTAAATGAATTACTCGCTGCGTTTTCTCCATGTTGATTCAGAATCTGATTGACTGTATAATATTCACCACCACTCCAAGAATCGGTTTTAACAGAAATTCTCTGTTCGTACTCAGATTCATATTGCTGCAGCGCTTGCATTATCTCTGTTTTCTTTGCTTCATTTTCAAAATGTCTTTTCTGCTGCACCGCAACTTCACGCGTCTCGCGCAACTCCTCACGGTTCTGCTGCAATTCGGTTATCTGGAGAGACACAGTAAAAAGAACGGCTATAAGACTCATGAACGACAATATCGGATTTAGAGAGCCACCAATGAAATCTCCGTACTGACCATAAGCAGCCCTAGCCTCCACCCCGTTTGAAGATGGTGGTTGAGCACTCACTGATGCATCGGAAATGTTTGCGGGCGGAGCAATATCAGAAAAGACGCTATTATACTCATGATAGGTTTTGTACATAAATATTGCTGCAATAATCACGAAAATCATAAGTGCTGCTTGCAATATAATATTTTTAACTTTCAAATTTCGGTCTCGTCGCTCTTCCTTAAGCCGATTTTCTGAAACAATTTCCTGCACCATGACTTGCAACCCACATAAGAATGAAGAAGGAATTTAATAACCGATTTGGACTGATAACTCAAGCTCATACAGCTCATAGCGGCATTAATTTTCTGTTTTAGCCGAATTGGTTATCGTCAACACTGTTTGAACTAAGTGGCTGACGGCTTGTAGAGTGCCGTTGCGAAACCCGACCCTATCAGAATCACCCAAGCATTTCGTCTCAACGCCCTCCCCCAACCAAGTCCACACGCCTGGCCTGGATCCTGTCCATAATCTCCAACGTCCGCCACGCGATAGCGAGCCGCCGGGCGATCCATTATAGCCCAAATGACAAAAAGCCGACCTTTGGGACGGCCTTCTCTGAGGCTAAAGTTATCCACAAGTTTCTTAGCGAATCACGCGTAATGAGGCGACTGCGCCGCTATAGTAGGAGCAGCAGTCGGGGCGATAGATGAGCCACCGCCCCGAACTGCCAACTGGAGGGCAAGAGGATGAAAGAGTTCCTCTCTTGCCTGATCCTGGTGCTGGAGATCATCAAGCGGTTGCTTGACCTTCTGCACTGAGACCGGGCGGGCGTGCCGGGGGTCGCATCCTCGGCACGCCTTCCCCGAAAATAGTCCTTTCCGGACTTTTGGCCAACGGATTTCCGTGACGCGGCGAAGTCACGAAAATGCACTCCCTCCCCTGCTGCGCGCAATGGTGGTAGGTTCAGCCCCTCATCGCCAAAAGGGGGAGTAAATGGGAACCTTCAGCATCTGGCATTGGATTAACGCTCTGCCTATCTTCTCGATAATCTCTATGATCTCGGTGGTTCCGTTTTGGCGCCTTTTCCGTCGAACCGGAATCCCTCCCATCCTTTCGATCTTCGCGCTGATTCCATTCGTCGCATTTTTCTATCTTTGGGTGGTCGCGTTCAAGAAGTGGCCTTCTGATACATGAACGAGTTCGCTCGCCCAGTGGACGAAACATCGTGGGTTGTTTGCTGACATCAGCCCACTCGATCAATGGGGAGGCTCGGAAGCGGGCCGCCCTTTTGCATTGCCTACCGCGCCACTCCCTTGACCTTCTCGAAAGTCCGGTAGGCCCCGAGGCCGAGCATCGGGACCAGCGACCGAATCCAAGTCGGTATCAGCGACCCACAATTCCTGCACCCTCACAATTCTGGACGCTTCCACCCTCCCCCGCCATGCTCCATCCATGCCCTGGTGGAGCGACCTCATATCCCGCCTCAGCCTCCGCGGCGCAATGGATGGCTGGGCGGCCCTGTGGACGGTCAGCAGCGCCTTGATCATGGGCCACCGTCTCGACCGCCACCTGATCCGCCGGCGATCCGCGCCGCCCTGGTACCGGCGTGACATGGGCGCAGTGGCAGGGCTGATCGTCGGCGTGATCCTGATCCTTATCGGCTGGACCTTGTGAAGGTCTCCTTCCGGCGCTTGTTCAGTTCGCCCATCTTCTCCATCAGACCCTCCATCTGCCGCTGATAGCCGACCTCGCTCAGCAGCCCGCGCTCCCGGTCCCGTCCAGCGCGGTGGGCCAAGGCCTCCAACTCCCGCTCCGTCTTATCGAACTCCCGCCCCCAGGCGGCGAAGCCGTCCTGCACATCTTGCGGCTTGATCTTGATGCCCACCGAGTTTGCCACCGCCTGCGGCACCGAATAGGGCCGGCCGGACCAGTCCCGCGCTCCGTCCATCGCATTGCCGATGCTCTGCCAGTACCATGACCCCGGCACCCAGGCGGCCGACGGCATCCAAGACCGATAGACATAGCCAGCCGCCTTCCCAGCCCGCTCGCCCGTCGTGTCCGTGTTCTTGTTGATGATGTCCTGACCGGTGAAGGCGGAGCGGTTCAGCAGCAGCTCGGCACCGATGGCCAGCGGTCCACCGGGCTGCATCCAAGACGGCACCGGGATCACCGATTGCCCCTGGCCCGTGTCGAAGACATCGCCGGCCGGTATCCACCGCCGCATGTCGAGGAACACCGGGTTGCCGTGCTGGTCATGGGTGGGCAGTCGCATCATGCGCGGCACCCCGGTCCAAGCCCAGCCCTGCTCGTTCTCCCGCAGGGAGCGGCGTTCCTCGTCCTCGTCACCGGGCGCCAGCGAGTAGGCCAGGGCGTTCAGCGCGTACATCATCGTGAAGTACTTCGCCATCTTCCACGGCCGGGTCGCCAGGGTGCGGGCGATCATCGGGGCGGCCCGATAGGTGTAGGAGATGAAGGGCAGGACCGAGCGGCGAGCTGCATTCACCCACGGCGCTCGGATGTCGTAATTCAGGAAGGTGTCGCGGGCATCCAGCGCCGCCTGTTCAGGCGATTGCCCCTGCTCCCGCCGGCGGAGGTAGAGGGCCATGCGGAAGAACTCGTCTTCCATCTGGTAGGCGCGCTGCATCGCGCCATCGGCAGCCTTCGCTCCCGACCAAAGCCGGTGGGCCAGCTTGCCGACGACACCGAAACGCGCCTGCGCCTCACCCTGCCCTCCTTGAGCCGCCCGCTCGATCTCCTCCAGGATCGGCTTCAGCACCTCCTCGCGAATTTCCTGGGCCAGCAGGTCGGAGCCGAAGGCGCCGTGATCCAGAGCCTCCCGATATGCGGCATCCCGCTTCAGCAGCGAGCGGGTGCCGCGCACGAGGTCGGTGGCCCGCACGTCGGCCATGTCCATGAACATGACGTTGGACATGATGTTGTTCATGTGGACGACCGGGGACCGGAAGGTCTTATTCGCCTTCCACTGCCGCAGCACCGCATCCCAGAAGCCCGGCTTCTGCATCGATTCCAGCTCGGCCATGTCACGCCAGATTTCCGCCCGCACGAACCGGCCGGACAGCGCGCCATAGCGCTTGGTGTCGCTCTTCGGGATCTTGGTGTCCGGCACCTTCACCCACTGGATAGCCGGGTCTGCCCAGAAGCGGCTGTATTCCCCGGCCTCCTTCCAGGTGGCGGACGGCGGCTCGTCCTTGCCGTCCCGCGACCATTCGGGACTGGCGGCGATGTCCCGGAAGAAACGGCCGGTCGAGAAATCGTGCGCCATCAGCATGTAGGTCTTGGCGACCGTGTAGCGGGCATCGACGATCTCGCCCATGGACTGGCGCTCGCCCTTGTCGAAGTCGCGCCACAGGACCGGCTTGCCGCCCTTCTCCCCGCGAACCTCCCAGACGCCGCGGTCCTGATAGCCCTCCATCTCCGTCGGGATCGCCTGCCCCTCCGGCAGATAGGCGCGGTGGAGCACCCGCGGCGGCTTGCCCTCCTCCGTCTCGGCCAGCTTGTCGAGGACCCGGAACTTCTGCCCCTTGGACGCCTTCAGATCGTCGGCGGAAAAGAGGCGGGTTTCGGTATCGACAATCCGGCCGTTCACGTCGGCCAGCTGGCCGTTGATGCGGTCGACCAGGGCGCGGGCGCGCTGCCCCTTCATGTTGAGTCGGGTCAACGCGACGCCCTGTTCGCGGGCTTGCCCCTTCTGGTACCGGTTGGGCTTCAGCACCACTGTTGCCCCACCGGGCCGCTTCAGCGCCTTGGCGTCCTCGCTGGTGTCCATCCGACGGCCGAGCGTCGCCTCCATCTCGTCGTGGCGCTCCTCGGTCCGGGCGAGCGCAAGCTCCCGCCGGCGCAGCAGCTCGTCCCGGCGCTTCTCCAGGGCTCGTAGCCGACCGGACCGCTCCCGCGCGGTCTGGGCTTCGTCGGTGTTGCGCATCAGGGTGCCGTGCGACACCTCCATGAACATGCCGCGGCCCTTGAACTGGTCGCCAACGATCTGCCGCCGACGCCCGGTCAGCTTCCGGTCCACCCAGGCGGTCAGGCTGCCCTGGTCGGCCTCATGCTTTGCATAGACCCGGTGCAGGTACTTGCCGCGGTTCCGCTCGAAAGCCTCCGGCGACAAAAGTCCAAGCTCCACCGCCTCCGCCCCCATCTGGTCGATGGCTTGCCGGATCGGGGCGGCGATACCTTTCCAGCGGGCGTCCGCCACTTCCTCACCGGTCAGCACCGCCTGGAGCGTCGCCATCTCCTCCGGCTTCACATCCTGATCCACCAGCGTCTTCATCAGCTCCGGCACCTTCGCCATGATGCGGCGCTCGTCGAGCTGGCGCTGCCGGTCCCGCTCGACATAGGCGGCGTCGAGGCCGTAGCGGTCGATCAGCCCGGCGCGGGCTCGGTGCAGGATCCCGTTCATCCATCCGAGCTTCCCGCCGTCGGCGAAGGTCGCCTCGGTGAGGATGCGGGCGGCTTGCTTGTTGATGTAGAGGCCCGGCTGCCACTCGTTGCGGCCATTGATGCCGCCGAACAGGTCGAAGGGGATGCGGGCGACGCGGTCGAGAGGCTGGGCGCCGGCCAGCTTCGCCATCAGGCCCCGCCGGGCTTCCGCCGCCTGCGGTGCGGGGTCGTCACGCTCGATGGAGAAGCGATCCCCCGGCGCACCGGGCACGAAACGCCCCTGCTCGTCGCGGGGTTGCATCTGGGCGTGGTGGGCCTCCGCCAGACCGCCCGCCATCGCTTCTCCTCCAGAGCGAGCGCCGATCTCGCCGCGGTCGATTGACCGGAACACGCTGTCGACGGTTCGGAAGCCCAGACCGCGCAGCGTCTGTCCGACGGCGCGAAGGAAGTCCCGGATGCGCTCCATCGCCGTCCGGACGAAGCCCTTGGCCTCGACGCGGCCGGCCTGCCACTCTGCGAACAGGTCGGCGACGCCCTCCTCGATCAGGCGGTCCGTCGCCTCCGGGCGGTCGCCCCAGCGGGTGAACTCCGGGTAGCGGGCGCGGACATCCGCCATGCGGGCACGATCCTGAATGACCGCACGCCGCAGCGCCGCCCACTCCGCCGGCCGGATCAGGTCGAGGTCGCGCAGCCCGTGGATCACCTCGTGGTCGAAGGTGAAGGTGCGGGAGTTGGAGTTCAGCGCCACCTCGATGACGCGACGACCGTAGCGACCGACGGCGTCATCCATCGGCTCGTTAGTGTCGCGGTCGCGGATGGTGTCGACCAGCTTCAGGCCGATGTGGTCGGCAATGCCGTAGCGCTGGAGGCGCGCTGCGAGGTCGGTCCCAATATTGGGCAGGGTCTGCTCGAAGGCGGGCGCGAGGCGGAAGCGGTCGCCGTCGTCCATCTTGCCGACGGCTTCATGAAGGGCGTCATAGAGGCCGCGATTGTTGTCCAGAAGACGGTCGAGCTGTTGCTCGGCCTTGGCCGTCGTACCGAACCGTTTCCGGCGGTCTCGGTCGGATTCCTCCGGCCCCCTCGCCGCGTCCGCCTCATCCTGGCGGCGGCGGTAATCCTGGACGCGCCGTTCCAGATCAGCCGACGGCGTCTCGCCCTTCGCGAGTAGCTGATACCGGTTGTAGGCCGCCCATTCAGCCTCCGAGACGCCCGCGCTTTTTTGCAGCCCGGCTGCCTGGGTATTGGATCGGGTCGCCTCTTCGCCCATCGCGCGGCTCGCGCGCACCGCGCCAACCATTGCCGGATCGGAAAGGAGGCGGTTGATCTCCGGATTGGTGGATGGTGCTTTAGCGCTTGCCACCTCCTCCGCAGCAGAACGCCGGGGCGGTTCGCCGAACATGTCGCTCTGCCCCCGGCCGCCGACATCGAACAACCCCTGGTCCGCCGCCTGCTGCCGCTTCTTCGGCTGCATCGGCTTCGCCATGGCGGCTTCGATGCGGTCGCGGTCGGTGACCGGCCGCAGGCCGTCGACGATGAACTGTTCACCCTGGTCGGTGCGCTCGGTGGCGCGGTTTACCGGAGTTTCGCCGCTTCCCGCTTGGCCGCGATCTTCGCCGCGGCGTCCATCCCCTCCGCGGCTTCGATCAGTCCCTTCCGGGTTGTCTCTGACACCCGCGGATTCGGGTCGGCCGCCTGCTGCCGCAGCGACGCCGCCTTCTTGCTGTAGTCCTCGCTGCTGCGCATCGGTGATGTCCTCGAATGGGAACGGATCGACGTCCGTGCCACCTTCCCGAATGTAATCCGCCTCTCGCTGGATCGCGAGCCGTTCCAGGGCCTCGACGGCGGCATCTTCATGGTCCAGCCCATGCATCGCCGCCTCGACGGCCTGTCGGTGCAGGTCTTCGGGCAGGCGAACGCCATACTCTTCCAGCACGGCGCGCACTCCAGCCTCGGCATCGGCGCGGCGTGAAGCCTCCTCGTCCATCTGCCGCCGGACGCGATCCTGCTGGGCAACATCCGCCTGCTGATCGAGCGGATAGACCTTGGCACCCCGGCCCTCACGATCGATGGCGTCCAGAAGGTCGGTGATTTCTGTGCGGCCAAAGCCCTCCGTCCGGTCGGAGGGTCGAATATAGCCCGCCTCCTCTACCAGCTCACGGGCGTGGTCGAGGGTCAGTCCCCTCGGCCGGACGAGCGCCCCCTGCCGCGGCAGGAACTGGCGCTTCAGGTCGAGTGCGCGAAGCTCTCCAGCTTGATCCTGGATGCCGCCCTTGCTGGCGAGGAACTCGAACAGACTGGGTGGGCGCGTCATGTCCGCCGGCTGGGCGGTGGGTTGGGCGCCATTCTCCACTGGCCGCAGCCCCCACCCACCCTCGACCTGCACCGGCTCAAGCGCCTGCCCCTTCAGGTCGGGGCGCGACCGGGCGGCCAGAGCCGCAGATTGCGGGGTGGAGAATGCGGTCCCGTCTTTCTTCAGGATCGGGGGCGGAGCTTGGTTGACGGCAGTTGCCGGCACCTGTTCGTATCCCGGCTGCGGCAACTGGCTGGCAATGCCTGGAAAATCGTCGGGCGCCTCCGCCACTTCTGCCGCTGCGCTTGATGCGGGCTGCGACCTTGGCGCAGCCTCTTCCCGCGGCATGAGGCCGGTCACATCGAGGGCGGGCGCAGCCGTGTTAATTTCCGCCGTCTCATTTGAGGGCGGGCGAGGCGGCGCACCTTCGGCGAGCTGCGGAACCGCAACGTCTGCCATCGACGCTTGGGCAACCGAACCCGACGGTTCGGCTAGTCTGTCAACCGGAGCGGCCTGATCGGCAACCGGGTGGGGCGCGGTGTCAATCGCTGGAGCCTCCAGCGGCATGGCCGGCTCGAATGGCGTCAACCCATCGACCGATTGCGCGGCCGGCGCGGTCACCGGATCGGCAGGACGGACGGGCTCCGCGGGCGGCGATACCACGGGCTCCGGTTCGGCGACCTGTCCCAGCAGCACCTCTGCCGGCACCGCCCCTTGTGGCAGATCGGCGACATTGGGCGCAGGCTCCATCGACGGCGCCGGTTTGGGCGCCAGCAGATCGTCCACGATGGAGCGCCCATGCGAGATCAGATCCGTGGGAATGGGGGACGCCACGTCGGCCGGGGTGACATTGGGTGGCGCCACCTCGACCGGATGGGCTGCCGCATGGCTGCGCAACGCCGCCACCTCGGCTGGCGCGCCGAATGCCTCGCCGACCATCTCGCCCAGCACCTGCCCCGGCTCGGTGATCCGCCCCTCGGTGGCGATCTGGGCACCGGCCTCACCGCCGGCACCCGCGGCACCCTGCGCGACGGTCTGCGCCGGGATGTTCAGCACCTCCCGCGCCAGCGTGCTCTTCACCCGCGCCGGCACCAGCGTCTTGCCGGCCAGGCCGCCGGTGGCGCCATCGACACCGCCGATGATGGCGGCCCTGGTCGCAGCGCGGTCGCGGACGCGGGTCATCAGCTCCGGATTGCGGAAGGCCTGCACCAGCGCCTGCTCGCTGCCGACATTCACCCCTTCCTGGGACAGCCCCTCTATCATCGACGACAGGTATTCCGTGCCGGCGGACGATGCGCCCATGGCGACCGCACCCGCGGCGGGACCGCCAAGGGTGCCCGCCACCAAGGCTGGCGCCATGGCCGGAAGGGACTGCAAGCCCACCGACCCGATGACGCCGAGCGGGTCGGACCAGAAGGCGCTCGCGGCATCGCCCCAGGTCTTGGCACCCATCATGCGCTGCGCCGCCGGGTTCTGCGGAATGTCGGCGATCCGCCGGCCGGTCTGGACCATGGAGCCTGCCGATTGCCCGATGTCGGCCTCCGCCTGGCGCCGGGCGGCCGCGCGCTGCTCTGGTGTCATCTGCTGGTAGCCGACCGGGTCGTCCATCTCCGGCACCGCCTCGCCGCGGTCGACGCGGTCCATCACGGCCAGCGAGCGGGCAGACATGTCGGCGCCAAGCCCGGCCACGCCCTGCTTTAGGCTCAGGACCCCGGCCGTCAACGGGTTCAGCACCCGGTCGGTGAAGGGCGTGTTGGCCCAAGCCCGGTCGGCTTCCGCAGCGCCATCCACCGGGATCGTGGATGAAGGAGGCGGCGTCTCCGCCCTCACCTTCTCCATGTCGAGCCCGCGTGACCCCTTTGCGGCCGGCTGCCGGTCCAGCGGCATAAGGCCGGATGTGTCCAGCGGGGTGAGACCCGACACGTCGAGGTCATTGCCGGCCGGAGTGAGGCCCGTGGTGTCGAGCGGGGTCAGCCCCGACGTGTCGAAGTCCATGCCGGTCTCATTTCGTGAAGGGCTTGCCGTTGACGATGATCACCGCGCCCTTTGGCGCGGAGGTCTTGAACCACTCGATGTCGGCTTGGCTGCTGGCCGTGAACGGCTCCGCCTGGGTCCCCTTGCCGGCCGGCGGCTTCGCGAGCGACGAGGCCTCTCCCTGCGCAGCCGGCGGCGCGGCGCTGGAGGAGGAAGCGGAGGCCGCGGACGGCGTCGGGCGTGCGCCACCCACGCGCTCGGTTCCGCCGCCCATCTCCTGCTGCACGAGTTCGCTGGTCCGTCGCTTGATGAAGGCGGAGCGGTCTCCGCCGTCATCCTTGAAGTCGGAGGAATCGGTGCTGAACCAGCCGGCGCGTCCATCGGCCTCCGCCTCGGCCCGCTTCTGCGCCTCCTTGCGGATCGCGTCTGTGACGGCCCCGCCCTCGCCCGCCACGAGGCGCTGGGCCAGATCGTCGCGGCCGGCTCCCTTCAGCTGCCGATAGGTAGCGAGCCAATCGACCTGCTTGGTGATGGGGTTGATGTTGGACTGACGGGCAAGATTCAGCTCGCGTTGATCCGCCGGGGTCAGGTCGCCATCGTCCTTGCCGCGAGCCTTCGCGTCAGCCGTCTTCTCGATCTCCTCCAGCTTGTAGCCATGCTGGCGCTCGTCCCGCTGGGACTGCTGGTCGCCGGTGATGCCAAGCCGCTCGCGATCCCACGCCCGCGACTGTTCCTCGCGCCTGGACTGGAGGTCGTTGGACAGGCGGGTGTTCGCCTGGGTGCTGGCGCCCTGCGCGCCGATTTCGCCGATGCGGTAGCCGTGCTGGCGCTCGTCGCGCTGGGTCTGGAAATCGTTCTGCCGGGCGTCCCGGTCGGTCTGGTACTGATTTTGGGTGGCATCGCGCCTCATGGTGAAGTCGTTCTGCGCGCCCTGCTCCTGCATCCGGTAACCGTGCTGCAGCTCCATCAGCCGAGCTTCGCGCTTGGCCTTGCCGTCCTCTTCGGCCTGCGCCGTCAGCCCCTGACCGATGCCAGCGACAGCGCCGCCAATGGCGCTGAGAAGTCCAACCATCTCACATCCCTCCCTGCGGCTGGCGCAGCAGTCCGCGCGACGGCGGCGCGTGCTCCTGCTGCTGACCCTGCTGCGGCGCCCCACCCTGCCCGCTGGCGCCTGCCAGCTGCGGCACCAGATCGCCGAGCCGCCCCTGCCGGTCGGCCTGCACCAACGCATCCCAGTCCTGCTGGAAGGCCTGCCGGTCACCACCGGCGCGCTGGTCCATAGCCCGGTAAAGGTCGAGGGCGCGATACAGCGCCTTCTCCATCTCCTGGTCCGTGTACTGGTGAATGCCCGCCTTCGCCGCGGTGTCGGCGATGTCCTCGAGCAGTTCCGATCCACCGTGGAAGAGCACGCCCGGGCTGACCTCGACGCCCTGCTGCTGGGCGGAATCCTTCAGGCGGGAGACCACCATCACCACCACGGCCGCCAACCCCTCGACCGGATCCGGCGTGGCGGTGAGGCGCTTCAGGATCGCGGGGAAGCTCTTCTCGTCGTAGACGAGCCGGAAAGCCTGATCGATGAAGCGGTCGTATTCTGCCTGCTCCTCGGGGGAGACGTTGGGCTGTTCGCCCTGCTCCATGCCCGGACCGGCAGGCGCCTCCGCTGCCTCCTCCTCCGGGTTGTGACCGGCGGCATCTTCGGCCTGCTCTTCAGCCGGGCTATCCGTCATCGGGGCGCCCGGCCCTCGCTGCATGCCACCCTGCATGCCGGAGAGAAGTCCTGCCATGATGTCGCTCCTCAGACGGTGGCCGGCACCAGCACATAGCGGCCGGTGGCGGGGTCGTAGACGTATTGGGCCTGCACGCCCGCGGCGCTGAAGCGCTGGGACGGCGCCATGCCGGGCTGCTGACCGGCAGTGGCCTGGGCATTGCTGGAGGCGGTTAGAAGGCCGGTGCGGGCGCCCCCATAGTTGGAGCGTATGATGTCCGCGCGCTCCTTCATGGCCTTGACCTGGGCATCGCCCGCATCGGCCGTCATCAGACCCTTGCCGAGGCCGGTCAGGGTGTTGCCGACCAAGCCCTGGTTGCGCTCCAACCAGCCGCCCTTGTCGAAGATGCCTCCTCCGCTGGCGTTGGCGGCAGCCGGTGCGGTGGTGCCGGTCAAGGCGTTGGCGGGCGTTGCCGCCACGTTCGTGGTGCTGCCCGGCATGTTGGTGCGCAGCAGCCCGTTGCGGGCGCCTTGCGCCGAGTCGCTCGGGGGCGGAGCGGTCTCCACCCTGGCGCCCGTCCCCGCTGCGTCGCCGCCGCTGGCGGTTTCCGACGGAGCAGGATCGCCACCTCCGCCATCACCACCGGCATAGCTGTCGTAGGCACCTTTGGCTCCGCCCATCACGGCGCCAGTGGCAGCGCCATACTGGGCACCCTTCATCGCGTCGCCGGTCATCGCTCCCGTGGCGGCACCGGCAACCGCCCCGTATCCCGCGTTGGTGACGGCGCCGCTGATCACGTTGGACAGCGTACTGCCCATGCCGAGGCTGTCGGTCACGCTCTTGACCGCGTCGCCCCAGCTGGAGGTGACGCCCAGCGCGTTGCCGGCGGTGAACATGACGGCACCGGCCGCGAGCGCTACCGGCAGGATCTTGGAGGCGCCGCTTGCCACCCGTTTGAAGACCTTGCCGACCCCCTTGATGACACCGCTCATTTGAACCTCCGCACATACATGGCGCCATCGAGGCGCAGTCCCTTGCGTTCCCAGAGCTTGCCGGCCCGCTCCCAGCCCTCCATGGCTCCGCTGATGCCCGGCCGCACCTCGATCACGCCCGGCGCGCCCTCTGCCCAGCGCAGGAAGGCGTCAGCCAGGCCGAAGGCGGCGCGCGCATCGGCAGTCGGGCTGACGTAGAAGAAGAGGTCGGTGGCGTAGAACTCGGCACTGATGCCGTAGAGCCGGTCGATCACGCCGACGATGAAGCCGTCGACCCGGCCGCCGGTATCGGCGACGTACAGACAGGCTCCCTTCCCGTGGTTCTGGATCGCCGGGATGCACAGCTTCTTGAAGCGCGCGATCTCCAGCGTCGCCCGGTCGGCGTAGACGCTGCGCTGGTGCATCTCGACGGCCAGCTCGGCCAGCTGCAGGATGTCGGCGAACTTGGCGGGGCGGATCATGAAGCCCTCGTCAGCAGGCCGCGGCGCTTGCGGATTTCCGGCACGAACTCGCGGGTGTCGGTTTTGGTTGAGCCACCGGTGCCGGCGTCGCCGTAGCTGTAGTCGACCGTGCCGGGAGGGGCGTCGGCAGTGACGCCGAAGGCGTCTTGGATGCCGCCGGTGATCGCGTTGCCAAGGGTTTCTGCCACGGCGGGACCGGCGGCCATGGCCATCCCGACCGGGCCGCCGACCATGCCGATGCCCGTGCCCAGCACGCCCAACGATCTGCCTGTCGGCGCCGCGAATGCCTGCGAGACCTTGTCCGACAGCCATCCGTCGATGCCGCCGCTGCTGTCGCTCCAGCCGCCGCCATATGCTGCGTCACGATCCGTCGTGGAAAACTGATTGGCGCCATGGGCAGCATTCTCGCCGCCCATCGGACCTGCGCCATTCGAATTGCTTCCTCCTCCGGAAGCTCCTGCCGAACCGGTGTTGCCACCCGTATCGCCGACGCCGCCCGATTCACCTTCGAGAAACTCCTCCAATCCCGTCCGCGGGTTCTTCGACGCCTCAGGCGAGCCGACGATGAAGCGGTTCGGGTCGAGCCCGGCCCCATGCGCGACCTTGGCGAATAGCGCCATCAGCTCCGGCGTCTGGCAGGACTTCGGCACCACCAGCTCGCCCGGCGTCAGGTGCCCCAGCACCCGGTCCCCGCCTCGTCCTGCCTGCTCGGCTGCCACCAGACCGCGACGGGAGATGTTGCCCTGTGCGTCGTCCATGGCTTACCCCGCCGTCGTGGGGGCGGCCGGAGACGCCCAGTTCAGGTTGATGCCGTACATCTGCTCGACCAGATTCAGGCTGCTGTCGCGCAGGGAGGCGATGTGCTGGAGGTAGGCGTTGCGGGTCTCCGCCGGCAGATCGGTGTTGTTGGCGAGCGCGCTGAACTGGCTGGCGTAGAGCTGCTCCATCGACGTGACCGCCGACATGGCCCGCTCCTTCTCGTACTGGGAGACGTTCCAACCGGCGATCTTCTCCTTAGACGCATTGTCGATCTGGAGAAGCCCGACCTTCTGCCGGTAATCCTGATCGGCCAGCACCGTCTTCTGCTGGTAGTCCTGATGGGATAGCGAGGCGTCCTGCCCCGCCTTCTCGACCTGCAAGCGGGAGTTCCAGTTGCCCTGGGAATCGATGGTGCCGAGCTGGTGCTGATACTCCTGCTCGGAAAGCTGCTGCTGCTGGCGGAAGGCTTGGTCGGAGAGGTCCTTGTCATATCCGAACTTCTGCTCCTGCAACCCGCGGTTCTGCCCGTAATCCTGCGATGACAGGTTCTTCGCCGCGGTCTGCTGGGCGTTCTGCTGGGCCATCGGCAGGGCGGCAGCCAGCACCGAAGACTGCGCCGCCCCCACGGCCATGGAGCTGTTCAGCAGGCCGCGCCGTTGGGCCGTCGCCAACCCGTCGGTCTTGGCCTGCTGCATGAGCGGGCCGCCGGCCGACGTGATGCGGGAAACCTCGCTGTCGACCTTGTCGTCTTCCGGCGTCCACGTGGAGCCGCCGCCGTTCGCCGCGCTGTAGGCCATGGGGATGCTCCTCAGTTCATCCCGATCAGGACCTGGAAGACGGCCGTCAGCAGCCCTTGCAGGTCGAGATCGCCAGTCAGGTAGCCGACGGTCGGGCCAACCAGCGCCGCCGCGATCAGCAGGTAGCGCTTCTTGCCGGCCAGCATGCCGCCGCGCTTGATGGTGGAGATGTCCATCGGTTCCATGACGGATCCTTTCAGGCGATGCCCATGGCGCGGGCGGTGACGGGGCCGACGATGCCGTCGGCATGGAGATGATTGGCGGCCTGCCAGAGGGTCACGGCGGCTTGGGTGACGGGCCCGTAATGACCGTCCGGCTTGACCCCGACGACGCGCTGGATTGCCTTGATGCGGCTTTCCTCGTCGCCTTCGGGGGCAACCACGGCCTGCGCCTGGGCAGTCTGGCCTTTGAAGAGGGCTGCCTCGGCTGCCCGGCGGGCCACCAGCCCAGGCAACTGCGTCCGCGCTCCGTTCACGGTCGCATAGACCCAGCGGCCGAACTGGATGCGCGCGCCCTCCCTGTCACCAGAGTTCAGGAGCTTCAGCAAGGTGGAACTGGCAAGGCTGCCCGCCCCCAAGTTGAAGGCGAAGGAGGCGAGCGCCCCGCGCTCGTCATCGTTCAGCGGCACCTTCACCAGGGCATCGACCCGTCCAGCCGCTTCCGCGATGTCGGAGGCCAGGAAGGCATCGGCCTGCTCGACGGTGATGGTCTGGCCCAGCCGCACACCGTCCGTGTGGCCGTAGCCGATGGTAGGAACGCCGGCCGGGCACAGGTAGGCTTCGCGGTACAGGCCCTCGAGGTGCTTCACGAGATCGACCGCGGCACGGCATACCGGCTTGCTGGTCATGATTGGTCTCCGGGATTGGAGGTCGAGGAGGAGCGGCGCGCCCGCCACATCGCTTCGATGCGCAGGAGACCGACGACGATGCCGATGCCGATCAGGATGACCTGACCGATGTCGTGGACGTCGTCGAGCCACCAGGGCGTGGAGAGGTAGCCGCCCGATAAGGCGATGTCGGGGGCGGCGGCGAGGGCGGCTTTCAGCAGCATGGGAATGCGCTCCACACGGGGCATGGCTATGGGGTGATGGCTGCTCATGTCGCCTCCATCAGGCCGCAGTGAATTTCAGGACGACGAGGCCGGGATGCTCTGGCTCTCCGGCATTGTTCACGCGGTCGGAATCGGCGGGGTTGGCAGGGATCTGGCGATCACCAGTGGAGGCTTCGGCATCGGTTCCGGCAGCGATGCGGCCAGACCCGCCGCCTCCCATGTAACCGAAAGCCCCGCCGCCACCGCCGTAATAGCCGCCGCCACCGCCGCTGCCGTTGGCGTCTCCTGCGCCACCATTCCCGCCGCTGCCGGATTGGGCGTTGCTGCCATTCGCACTGCCGCCGGCGCCAGGCCCGCTTTGGGTGCCGCCGTTCCCGCTGCCGCCGAGGAAAGACGTGCCGTCCTGGCCGGACGATCCGCCGCCAGCACCGCCCGGACCGTTGCCGGTTCCTCCTGCGCCGCCGCCGGCCACCAGAATCAGAACGCCATTGATGAACAGCTCCGATCTTGCCCCGCCCCCCCCCGCCAGCCCCCGACCCCGCGCCACCATTCCCGAGGCCGGAACCGCTGCTCCCGGCGGTCGAGCCGACCCCAGCCCCACCGGCGGCATAGGCGATGGTGTCGCCGGGGTTCAGCGAGATCGTCGCCTTCACGTATCCGCCGCCGCCGCCCGTCGCTGTCCCGCCGCCGGCACCCCACAGCTTTGATGTCATGTTGCAGGGAGCGGGGATTGTGAGGGTTTGGATCGTCCTCGCTTGACTACTGACATTGGCCGGCAACTGGTTGGCCGCCATCATGCTTCCACCGAACAGGTCGCAATAGCGCGACCGCCGGATGCTCGGTTCCGGCGGGACCAGCAGACCCGAGGGGCGACGGAGCCAGTCCATGGTCAGAACCCCTTCACATAGACGGCGTCGATGGCGAGCGTGCCGGCGAGCGTTCTGACCACCTCGCAGATGGCGCGGTCCCGCTTGCCCGCCGTTGCGCTGGGAATGGGCGCCGCACCGCCTGGGAATCGGAAAAGGCTGTCGAAAGCGACCGAGCGGCTCCCGGTGCCGTCCTGCATGGGCAGGATGGTGAACTCCATCCCCTCCATGTCATCGGTCAGGGCGGGCGGGCCGAAGGTTGTCCCTCCCGCCATCGTCACCGCGAATTTGTTGCCGGCGGTAAGATCGAGGGTAATGGTGGATGCCCATGGCACCGTCACCACCTTGGGCACCACCGGCCTGCGGAAGGTCAGCGTGCCGTTGGCGGCGGTACGGAACACCTCGATCCCGTTGACGACAAAGCCAATCACGCCAAGAGCCGAACGATAGAAGCCGCTGGTGGCCTCGCCGATCCGCAGGCCGAGGTTGGACGCATCGACGCCGGCCCAGCTCCGCAACCAGCCGGACAAAGCGCCGCCGGCCAACGAGAGATAATTCGCCGGGTCCCAGATGGCGGCCCGGTCGGCGGCAGCCTCCGCACGCGTTGCCGCATCGACGGCGACCGTGGCATTCATTTCGGTCGCGCCGTGCTGGCCGACGAGGACGAACTTCGCGCCATCGTAGGCGACATCGGCGACCGCGCCGGCGACCAGATCGTCGGGCAGGGTGTCGTCGCCGTTGAAGCGCCTGAGGGCCTTCGCCCCCAGCAGGCCGGTCGGCCCCATCACGTTGATGGCGCAAGCCCCGGTACTCGTTGCCGGAACCTTGAAGCGGAAGTTCAGACCAGTTGCATAGCTCTGGGGATTGAAGGGCAGCGTCACCAGATAGGTGGCCGGCCCGCCCGTGGCTGTCGCCCAGGTCGCCCGGCCTTGCTTCAGTGTCATGTCGTCCGGCAAGAGATCGAAGCCGGCGGCGACCGCCTCAAATGTGGCGTTGACCGATTCTGCCCGGGCCAGCGTGCGCTTCGATTCCGGGTTGTCGTGGTTGAAATAGCCGTTCGTCATCGCCGCAACCCTCGCGCGGAATGGTGGAGCGTCAGGCCATGGATGGTGTGAGGATCCTCGTAGGTCGCCTCGGTGCCGATGGCGAGCGAGATGCTGACCCCGCTGCCGTCGATGTACGCTTCGGCGACACCCTCCACCGGGCTCGACCAATAGAATTCGTTCCAGGTGGCCTCCGACCAGAAACCGCCGCGGCCGGCAACGTCGAAGCTCTGTTCGGCAGCCGACGGCAGGTCGGGGTTGCCGTAATCGAAATCGGCGGAGGCATAGAGCGTGGTGTTGGGTGCTGCCGTCACCTCGACCGTCGCCTTGTGGAAGCGCTTGTTGAGGGTCGGGCTGCCGAGATGGTTGAAGGCGAGGCGCACATAACCGGCCAGGGGCTGGCCGTCGCAGCTGGTCCCGCTATCGAGCCGGAACACATAGCCGTCGTCGGAGCCGAAATAGAGCTGCTCGGCACCGTCGGCCCCCTCTACCGAGGCGGCGCAGCGCACCACGCGTCCAAGATCGAGCGGCATGAAGGCCGGACCGTCGCTGGACAGGTCCATCACCAGCCCAGTGCCGTCGGACCAGAAGAGCCGCCACTGGTTGAGGTCACGCACCCGCAGGCTCGCCACCACCGTGGCGCCCGCCTTCCGCTTGCCGTCGAGGTAGGGCTTGATCAGGCGCGACAGCGTGCCGGCCTGGAAGTCGCCAAACTCCTGCACCGAAGCGAGGTTGCGGACGCCGCGGTCATCCAGCCACACCGGCTGCGCCATGGCCTGCACCGACCATTCGATGGCGCCCGCTTCCTCTGTGATCACCTTCAGGTCGCCATCGGCCTGGGAGCCGCTGAACACGGTGCCGTAGAGCACCGCCAGCCGGTTGCGGCCCCAGATCGGCATGGTACCGGCATAGCCCGGGATCATGCCGGCGATGGTCTGACCGATCGACAACTCTCCCGCGCCGGTAAGAACCGACCAGGCGTAGGGATCGCCCAAGCCACTGAACTGGAGCGAGGCGTCGAAGCTGAGGAACAGGTAATTGGAGTGGGCAGCGATGTGGCGCGGCGTGTCGGTCGCCATGCCGGTCAGGATTGGCACGAAGACACTGCCGTCCCATTCGAAGGCCGGGTTGACGCCATCGCAACCATACATCCGGTCGGCGCCGGCAAGACCGGTGAAGTTGTAGTTCTGGAATTCAAAGCGGCCGCCCGGCAATAGGGTAATCGCCGCGGAGCCGCCGTCGGCCACAGCCTTGGTGGAGCCGCCGACCTGGAGGTTCTCGCCATTCTGGAAGGCGCCGGAGACGGTGGCGAAGAGCAGCTGGCCTTTGGCCGCGTTGCCCCCGGTCCAGTCACCCTCGCGCACAACCACCCGCGTCACGACGCCGCTGGCGCCGGAGGTGGCGCCCATCACGCTCTGCCCCTCGATGATTGCGCCAGTGCCGGCGGTGAACTTCACTCGGTGGCCCAGCGACTGCGCCACCCACCCGCCGGCCGTCGCCTTGTGCATGATGCAGGCTGCACCACCCGCGTTGTCACGGAAGGCGTAGAGCGCGCCCGCATAGCCCCATATGCCGCGGATCGGGCCGTCGCCGGGAACGGCGCCGATCTGGGCGCGCTGCAGTTCGATAGCGGCGCGCAGCCATGCCCGATCATCGCTGTCGTTGGAAGCCCCGCGCTCGGTCGCTCCATCGGCTGCCGTGGCCCGGGTGCCCCCGCCGACCTTGAGCGCCTCGCCGTCGGTGAATTGCCCGTCGACAGAGGTCAGCACGACGAAGCCGCGGGCAGTGCCCTCTTCATAGCTGCCGCCCTGGTCGAGCACGGCCGTGATCGTCAGGTTGCCCATCGCCGCGGCGAAAGCGTTGCCGGCGCGGGTGGTCAGGGTGAGAACCCGCGGCTGGCGCAGGATGGCGTCGCGCAGCGCCTGCCCGCTGGCTCCCGAGGCGCCGCCGGTGACAGTGTCGCCCTGCGTGATCGCGGTCATTCCATTCTCGAAGGGCAGCACCCAGTAGGAGGCTACCGAGGGAAGCGGCCGACCATCCACCCGCTCATACCCGGCAATCCGGGTGTAGCCCTCCTTGCGCGGCTCATAGTTCACCCCGCCCAGCGCTGCGCCGGGGTTGCGCAGGATGGCGGGGGTGACGAGGTCCATGCCACCGACGGTCGGGTAATGGCCGGTCTGCTGGCTCATGCGAGCGGGCCTCCGCCGATGGCGATCTGCGGCAGCTGGTCGCGCTCCAGTTCGCCCACCACCCGGCGCAGGTTGGCCGTGGCGGTTGCCATGGCCGTGGGCGCCTCATCGTGCTCGGCCAGCAGCTGGAGCGCCCGCCATTTGATGGCATCGTGGAAACGCACTGGCATGGCCGGCGTATCGGTGTTGGCGGTCAGCACCTGGGGTGCCGCGCGATATTCTCCGCGCACCACATAGACGCCGTCCGGTACCGGCCCGAGAAGGAGGGCGCCATTGGACGGCTTGACGGAGCAGGCAACCGGGCGCTGCTGGACCTGTGCGCCGCGCCCATAGATCACGCGATAGCGGCCCCAGCTGATCGGCGCGATCTCACGCTCATCGGCGGGACCGATGGCCTGGTCGTAGAGGGTGACAGAGCCATCGCTGACGATCCAGGCCGCGAGGTCCGTGATGTTCCAGGCGGCGGAGGTGTATTCGGCGGTGCCGGCGATGGTGACCGCCTGGAACTCCTGACGCATCCACAGCCACGCGCTGCGGCTGTTCTGGATGTCGGTCCAGGCCTCGGCGGTGAATTGGATGATCTTCGCCAGCCGGCCGGATTGACCGCTGACGCTGACCGGTTGCGCACCGGAAACGGTGCCGCTGTCGCGGGCCACGGCTTGGCAGAGTTCGAGGAAGGTGGACATCGCCGGGCGCCTCGATCAGGCCGCCGCCGGCATGGACAGGATCTGCATCGGGTAGAGCGGGACCTCACGCGAGGTGATGTTCCCCTCCTCGTCCATGTCGTAGAGGGTCTGCGTCGCATGCAGCAGGGCCTCGACATAGGGCAGGCCGACGTCGCAGGGCTCGGCACGGGGGATCAGCATCGACTTGCCGTTGACAGCGACGAACACCGGGCGGTCGCCTCCGGGCTTCTCGTCGCGGGCGATGACGATCTTGGCCCGCGGTCCGCGCTGGTAGCTGCCGGGATCGACGGCATGGGCAGGGGTTTCGCCGGCCGGAGCTGCGGCGGCGGCCGGGGTGCCGATGGTATCCGGAACCGTGATGTCGTCGCGCTGGTAACCGGCTGCCGAAATCTTCGAGCGCAGGGTCTCGATCCGGATGTTTGGATTCGGGCCGAGGTCGACACCCAGCACGGCGGTGGCGAACCAGCGCAGCTGGTCGACGGTGGCATCGGCGATCTTGATGGTGACGTCCTGGGACATCGCAGAGCTCCTCGGATCGGGCTGGAAGGTCAGGGCAGCAGGCCAGCGGTCTTGAATGCGGTGATCAGCTCGTTCACCTTCGCGGAGAGGTCGGCGAAGTTGTTGTTGATCGCGGCGCTCTGGTCGCTGCCGTTGGTGGCGCCGACCGCCTGGAGGGTGTTGTTGGCGGAGCCTCCCGTGCTGTCGGTCAGCGAGGCGACGGCCGGCGCGCTGTGGACCTGCCGGAGCAGGGTGTCGAGCGCGCGGCCTTCGCGGATCTTGCCGATCAGCTGGAGGGCGGCGGTGCGGTTGCTGGGCATGGGCGAAAGTCCTGTTCATGGGGCCGGGCCGCCGGAGCGGCCCGCGCTGTCAGCCGCGCTGATTGCGCATCGCGATCCAGACGATCTTCTCGCCCGACGCGTTGACGTCGGCGTCGGCACCGATGGTGAAGCCCTCACCAGCGGAGGCGGAGCCGGCATAGACGCTGACGCCGTTGGTGGTGACGTAGGCGTGGCTCTTGTTCGCCGTGGTGGCGTTGTCGGCGATGCGCAGGTACTTCATGCCCGCGGCGGCCGGCATGTCGCTCGTCCACTCCATCATCGGGTCGAGGTTACCGGCATCGGCGATGTTGATCAGCTTCACGTAGTCGGGCTGCCAGCCCAGGCTGACGTTGATGGCGGCGCCCGTGCCGTTGACGGTGCCGGAGCGGAAGTTGGAGGCCATGGCGGCTGTCCTTCGTCAGGGAGAGGGGGCGGACCGGGAGCGCCGGCCCGCGTGGAGCCGGTCGCTTAAAGGGCGGTAACCGCCACCTCGAGCCTCGACATCCAGTTCTGGTTCAGGATCACGGCCGTGAAGTAGGTCTTCCACGACACATAACCGCGCTGCCCCAGCGGGTCGGACTTGTCCGGCTTGCCGGGGTTCAGCACCATCGGCGTGATGGCGCCGGCCCCCTTCAGCGGGACGGTGCCGAAGGCTTCCTTGCCGAAGTACAGGATGGGATAGACATCGGCGCTGGTGCCGCTGGTGCTGACCATGGCCGTGCCGGAGCCGTTGTAGGCCGCGCCGGCATCGACGAAGGGATTCAGCTCGGGCGACAGGACATAGCGCACATCCTCGACGGAGCCGATCTCCTCCGGGCACACCGGTTTGCGGCTGCCGTATTCGGCCACCGGGGTAAAGCCGGGCATGCCGCGGATGTCCGATTCCAGATCGGTGTGGGCGACGGCAATGTAACTGGCCTCGATGGGCTTGGTGCCGTAGTTCGGCGACCCATCGAGGATGTTGGTCAGCTTCCCTGCCTTCTGCGCCTTCAGGAAGCGGGTGACGGCGCGCTGCTTGGAAAGGCTGATCGGGGTGTTGACCGACGAACGGCTGGCGCCGTTGGCATAGAAGACGCTGGTGCCGGCCTTGATGACGCCATAGGTCACCATCTCGGTGGTCAGGGCCGCCTGCTCGCCCGCGAACATGGAGGCATCCTTCAGCACAGGATCCTCGGCCAGATCGTCGACCACGTCGGTGATCTCGATGGGCTTGCCGTACTGCTTGAGGGTCGCCGTCACATCCTCGTAGCTCATCTTCTGAGCCGACGGGGTGACGCCTTCGACCAGCGGCGTGGTGGCGGCGGTGAACGGGATGGGACGGCGGAACTTGACCGTGTCGGCCTTGTTCTTCGGCATCGGCTTCGTCGCGCCGAACTTCTGGAGCACGAGCACGGGCTCGGCGTGACGAAGCATCTCACTGGCGGCCCAGGCGGCGGTGCGCTGGTTGATATCGCCGTAGGTGGTCTGACCGGTGGCCATGGGGCACTGCCCTCAGTTTAGCGGCCCCGCTTGGCGTAATAGTCGAACGCAGTGTCGAAGTCGTCGGGCGGTCCGCCGGCCGGGCCTGCGCCTCGGCTGGTGACCGCAGCCCCTGACTCCAGCTGGCGTTGCCGGCGGGCCGCGAGGTTCGCGGGGGCACCCGTCGCCGTGGCGCCGGATGCGGACGGTGCCGCCGTTGCCGCCCCCACTCCCTGGTGCGCCTTGAAGCGGGTGATGATGTCACCGGCTTCGGCCGCATCCTGAATGGCCTCTCCGTTGCGCTGGATGGCTTCCACCACGTAACGGGGCTGGGTTTCCAGCCACTTCGTGAACGCGGGGTTGCCGGTCACCTGCATCCAGTCCGGGTGCAACTGCGTCAGGGCCTGTTCCTCGCGGTCGAGGGCCTGGTCGCGTTGCGCTTGGGCTTCCGTGGAATCCCGCTGGTCGAGGCGCGTCAGTGCTTGGGAGAGCTGCGTCCGCAACGACGAAAGCTCTTTCAGGACTGGGCGTGCGACCTCGGGGTATTCCTCCTGAAGCCGGCGGATGTCGGCATCGGTGGAATCAGGGTCCTGGCCCGTCGAACCGGCGGCCTTGGTGGAGGCGGCCAACTGCTTCTTGAGGGTGTCGACTTCGCGCTGGAGGGCTCCGACGCGGCCCCGGTTGGAGCGGCTGTCGTGTTCCAGCGACTGCAGCCTTTGCTGGGCGGCCTGATAGGCGGCCCGCTGCGGCTCACTTGCGGTAGACCATATGTCGTCGCTTCCGCCCTGTCCACCCCCTTGGGGTTGCGTCGCTTGGGTGCTATCACCCCTTTCGGTGCCGCCGGTCGTGGCGGTGCCGGTGGCGGTGCTGCTGGCGGACGGCTGCCCTACGCCGGTCGAAGCGGCGTCGGTCGTGCCGGACGGCTCGGGTCGGGCAGCCTCGCCAGCATCCGCCGCGGTGTCCGCGCTGCTGGCGAACTCCGCGAAGGCCTGCTCGAAGCTGGTATCGTCCGCACCCGTGGCGGTGCTGGTCTCGGTGGCGGCCTGCCCATTGGCCGGCGGGGTCGTTGCGGTCGTCATAGCCCGTAGGTCTCCTGGGAAACAGCAATGGCGGGGCGCTCCTCAGCGAGGGCGAGAAGGTCGGTGATGGCGATCAGCCGGCCGCGCAGCACCTGGGTGCGGTCGTGTGGCGTGGCTGGGTTGTCGATTTCGGCGCGAATGGCGGCGCGGTCCCGCTCCGCCCATGCGGTGATGGCCGCCCATGTGGCGGAATGGCGGTCTATGGCGCTGAAGGGGGCGGTCATGGCGCGAACCGGGTACCGGCCGGCATGGTCGCCGGATGCGGTGCGGGCTGCCCGGCGGGATGGGCCGGCACCATGGCCGTCTGCTCCTTCGCGGCCTGCCGGTCCTTGAAGCCCACCTCGGCGGCGAAGATGCGCTCCTTGTGCTGCTGGTCGGCAGCCTGCATCTCGAGCTTCGACCGCATCTGCTCGACGGTCAGGTTCTGCGCAGCGGCCAGCTTGGCGAGTTCGGTTTCCCGGTTGATCTGGGCAACCTGGATCTTTGTCTCGGCGTCCAGCTGGGCCTTCTGCATCGCCGCCTCGATCTTCTTCATCTCGATGGCCGCGCGCGGATCGTCCTGCCCCTGGTTCTGCTGCTGCGCCTGTTGCTGGGCCTGCTGCGCCTGGGCGATCTCATCGTCGGTCATGACGATCTCGTCGGCGGAGATCATGTGCGCCTGGACGGTCTTGCGCAGCAGCGGGGCGGCCTTCACCAACGGCCCGAGCACCGGGTGCCCGGTGAACTGCATGCACATCGTCATGAGGTTCTGCGCCTGCGCCTCGCGCACCAGCAGCACGGAGGTGCCGCGGGCGTCGACCTCGAAGTCGCCCTTGATGGCCTCCTTCGGGTTGAACTGCATGTTCCAGTCGTAGAGGCGGCGGATGTTGGGAACGGTCACCTCGTCGTCCCAGTCCTTCACGGCATCGCGGAAGATGACGTTGCTGGCGTTCTGCAGCATGGCCATGCCGTTGGCCGTCTGCGTCTGGTGCGCGCCGGCCTCGCCCTGGGCGATCAGCGGCAGGGACACCTCGTCGTCGATGAACTCCTGCGCAAGCTTGATGATGTTCAGCAGCTCCGGCTGCCGGCTGTCGATGGGATAGGTCTCGAAGACAGCGCGCATGCCGTTGGCGCTGATGGCGTCCGTCTTGGCGAACCAGATTTTGCGGGGCTTCAGATCCCAGCTGCTGTCCGCCGGCTCCACCCGCGTCTTGTCGATGACGATCTGCGGCCCGGTCGACAGGCCGCCGTTGTCCATCATCATGCGCCAGGCGGCATTGAGGGCCGATTGGGTGTCGCGCATCAGCGACGGCACGCCCCGGCCCCAGAAGCTGCCCTTATCCCGCGCGAAGGCAAAGGCGGAATAGATCGGGTCCTGGCTGTCCAGCACATGGATGCCGAACTTGATCACCTCGTTCTGGCAGAACCAGACGACGGCCTGCACCTCGTCGAGCGGGTCGATCTCGCCATATTCGGCCGCCGCATCATGGTCGCCCTTTGCGCCATAGAGGCAGCACAGCTGTTCGGCGGTCAGCGGCCCGTTGTATTCCCAGACGGTGAACTTCCCCTCCACAGCCCCCTTGTCGCCATCGGTGATGGAGCGGACCTGCGCCATCCAGGGGGGCGGCGTCTCGCGGGAGTCCTCCTTCAGCAGCCGGCGGATGGCGTCGGCGGAGAAACCCGGCTTCTTGGCGAGCCGGCGCATCTCGGTCTTGCTGAGGAGGTGCAGCTCGAAGAAATGTTCGCACTCCTCCACCTGATTGCCGTTAGGGTCCGGGTAGAAGCGCCATGGATCGACACGGGTGTATTTCGGACGGGGATCGCGCACCTCCACCATAGCATCCACCATGGCGGTGCTGCCGTCCGGCTGCTGCAACGGCACCTTGCCCCAGCTCCGCCGCGTGCGGCTGTCGACCACCGGCCCCTTCAGGATCCCGGTGCCGAGCACACAGGCATCGTCGATGGCCTCACGGCAGTGGATGCCGTAGCGGCTCTCGGTCAGCTGGTCCTCGATCTCCGCCTGCATGGCCTCGGCCCGCAGCTTCGCATCCTCCAGCTTGGCGCGGGCCTGATCGCCGGCCTGGCGCTGCGCATCGTCGGGATGGTCCTGCGGCGTCTTGGCAGCGGTCGACAGCTCCGGTACCGGCGTCGGCTGGATGCCCCAATTCCGGTCGTCGGTCGGGAACAGAAGGTCGGAAAGGCGCGCCTTCCAGGCGTTGGTCTTCGGCTTGGTCTGGTTGACGAACAGACGCGACCGATCAGCGCTCTTGAGCTTGCCCTCGGTTTTCTCGTCGTACCGGCCGTGATACTGGCGCAAATCCTCGTACCAGCGATCCTCCACCGTCACCCGCTTGGACACCGCATCCTTGGCGAGCCGGTCGAGGTCGTTGGCGATCTGCCGCACGCGATCCTGGAGACGCATCTCGGCCGCGACCGCATCGGCCTGCGCCTGCTGCTCGGCCATCTCCATGGCGAGCGGCTCCTCAGTACCCTGCATGACTGTCTCCGACGATGGGCGAGGCGATGGCGCCGCGGGCATGGGTGGGGGCGACGATGGCGATGGCGAGGCCAGAGCGGATCAGGTAGCGGGAGCCGTCCATCAGGTGATCGTTTGCCTTGACGATCTTGCCCTTCTCGTCGCGGCGGTAGAGCCGGTACTCCGCCAGCCAGTTGAGGCAGGTGCGGAACACCTTCAGCCGGCCGGTGGCGAGCCGCATCCAGACGTCGTCGATGCCGGCATCGATGGCGTTGTCGGCGAGACTCAGCTTCAACCCGAGGTCGGTGTAGTTCTGGACGAGCTGCTGGCCGTCCCGCTGCGACCGGCCGCGCGAGGCAGGATCGATGACGCCCGGTATCCATTCGCCCCGGGCACGGATGGCGGTGGCGTGAACCGACGGCTCGGCCTGCCCGCGGTAATGCTCGGCGTAGAGATAGGCGGTATCGGTGTTGGGATCGAGCGCACCCCAGATGGCCGCCGTCCGGTTCCAGCCGACATCGAGGCCGTAGGCGCGGCGCCAATAGGCGGGGATCTGGAAGGGCTCAACGGTGATGGCCGATTCCTCGACCGGATAGATGGCGCCGGCACCAAGCGAGGGGATGCCCTTCGACCGGGCGTCGCGGAGGTATGGCTGCGTCGAGGCCAGCAGTTCGCGCTTCGTGTCCGCATCGAGATGCGGCACGTCATCCCAGCCTGCCTGGACCAGATAGCGTGACGAGGTGATCTCGGGCATCGATAAATCTCAGGTCATTCGAATGCCGGACGAGGCGCAGCGACCTGCGCTTCCAACTGCGCCACGCGGGCCAGGGCGGCGTCGCGCTCCGCCTGCAAGGCGGCAATGCGCTCCCGCGAGGCGGCGAGATCGGACAGCATGCCCACCAACCCCTGCTCGGCCACCTGCTGGGCTTGCAGCGCAGCATCGCGGGCCGTGGCGGCTACCTCCCGCTCCTGATCGGCGGCAGCCTTGGCGACCAGGGCGTCGATCTGCCCTTGGTCCAGTACGTCCGCCAGCGGAAAGCCGGCCGCGGTCTCACTGGAAATTTCCTTGGGCGCTTCTTCGCGGTCGCCGATGACCGAGCCATCATCCTCTCGGATGACATACCGATAGGCGATGTGCGCCCCCTGAAGCGCCCCGTCTTGGTTCCACCGAAACAGCAGCTCGTAGGGCTTCTTTTCAACCTGCATGGAGGATCTCCTCAAGAAACGATGGCACCGTCCGGAAAGCGCCAAGCGGCGCCATCGGAAACGGCAAGGCGGCGGTTGGATGAGCCATCTGCGACAAGCAGAAGGCGGCCGGCGGGGCTGGCGCTTGGCAGTGTGGCAACCGTGTAGCTGCGCAGGCCAAGCAGCCCATTCGTGTCGACGATGGTCGGGCCGCCCCCAGACACGGCGATCTGCTTGCCGGCGAGGAGGCGCAGATCGCCCTGCGGCTCAGTCACCTGCCCGCTGGCGTAGAAGCGGACCACGTCGCCGGTGCCGCCAGCCAGGACGCGGAAGTAGTTGCCACCGGCGACGGCCTGGACGGTGTACGTAGTCGCCCCACTGGGGAAGGAGATGTTGTACTGGGCCGGCAGTAGGGCCATGCCGGTGCCGGACACGCTGACCAGATTGGAGCCGCCAGCTCCGATCATCGTCTGGTCGCCACCATAGAGATATAGGGTAGCTGACGTTCCTGATTTGACCGTCAGGGTGCCGCCGCTCGCTGTCCGCTCGACCGTGGATTGGGTGACTTTGGTGCTGTTTGTCCGGTCAGTTCCGGCGTGCAGATCGACTGATGAGTACACCGAGCCAAGCTTGTCCACGTCGAACAGCACGGTGGTCCCGGCGCTGTTCTTGAGCTTGAGGAACTTGGCGCCCGCACCGCTGCCGGCCCCCATGCCAGCTTGGATAACAGCGTCCGCGTATTCGCAATCCTGGTCAAAGACAATGCCGTTCGCCCAGCGCGCCCCAAAATAACTGAATATGCGGATGGCTTCGGCATTGTCATTGATGCCCGACGGAGCAAAGTTTCCCGCCTCCACCACGGTGGCGCGCGTCGTCGTTGCCACCGGAGTCACGTCAGCGCTGATGCCGGCGAGAGCGGCGGTTGACGTGCCCGATCCGCTCGCCCCAACGCGAATGGCCTTGCCTGGCCCGGAGCCCGAAACCGTCACCCGGCCGATCACGCCGCGCACAGGCTCCGTATCGGCATTCGATCCGTTCAGATCGAAGTGGTAGCCGAACACCTTGCCATTGCCGGTGTTGGTGCCGGTGATTCTAATCACGTCGTACTGCTTGCCCGACGGCACATTGACGGCGCCAAGCTCGTAGCAATGCAAGGACGCCAGCGTTGCCGACGATAGGTCGAAGACCGGTGCATAGTCGGCCGTCAGCCGCGCCGATACCCGCATCGGCCGCGACACGGACAGGCCGGCGTTGTCGTAGAGGCCAGCGAGGGCATCGGCCAGCGAGCGGGGCACCGAGCTGCCGGCGGGCGTCACCACCGTCCGCGACGCGTCTCCGTCTTCCGGCAGCAACCCCTCCCTGATCTTCGCGACGGTCGCCCGCTTGGTGTCAGATCCTGTGTCTATCGGGATGCTCTCGTCGCCCGTCAGCGTGTCCGCCTCGTCGAGCTGGTAGATGCCAATTTTGTCGGTGGCGGCCATGGGATCACCTCGGCATGGTCGATGCGGCCGGCGCTGGATCGTCGCCCTGCGGCGCGCCGGTGGGACGGGATGGAAGCGGTCCGCCGGCCCGCGGCGTCACCGCCTCCAGCAGCGTGTCGAGCGGGCAACCGTCGATGTGCGCCCGGCCGGGCCCGATGCCGCAGCGCAGGCACGGGGAGGAGGTGGCATTGATGGCCATCGCCTCAGCCCTCCACACGCACGCGAACCACCCACAACGGGGCGGTGCTGGCCAGAAGGACGGCGCGGAACGGGATCGGCGCGCCCAGGAATGCGAGCCGGCGCTCGGTCACCGTGATGGCGGGCAAGGGCTCCATGGACACGCCTCCGGTCAGGCCGTCAGCCCGCGCACCACGGCGCGGAAGGTCTGCATCTGCGCCGACACGGTCTCGCCGTCTTCCTGGTTCGGGTTGGCGAGCAGCTCGCTGACAAGCGCGATGCTGTCCGCCTTCTCGTCGGATGACAGGTCGCCCCACAACCGATCGGTGCCGCCCACCGCCGCTCCCGCCTCATAGGCCGTCCGGGCGATCAGGTCGACCGGCACCGCCGGCACACCCTGGCCGCGGCGGTGGTTGGCCTCCGCCAGCAGGAAGCCGAACAGCGGCCACAGCTTGCGGAAGGCGTCGTCGTGGGCGATGCGCTCGCCGATGTCCTGGCGGAAGTTGGCCGGGTTGACGCAGGCGGACTCGCCGCGGACCGAATAGCCGTTGTCCAAGGTGATGTGGCAGATGGTGACCGTGGTGCCGGGTACGGTCATGTAATCGGTCCCGACGATGCGGGAGCGGATGTACTCCTCCGTCACGCGCTCCGCCGGCGTGGCGGCGATGGCGCGGGAAAGCCCGTCGTCGGTCAGCAGGCCTGCGGGCTTGGTCTCGATCACATCGGATCCGGCCGAACCGGTCAGCGTCTCCAGCACCGGGGCCGAGATCACGTCGCCGGTCGTGCCCAACTGGATGAGGTCGGCCGGGGCGGTCTGTTCGGTGGTGCCCTGCTGCGGCTGATCGGCCGCGTCTTCGTTCGCCATGGTGGCGCGCTCCTGATGGTGGGTCAGTTGGCGGAAAGCCGCATCTCCTGCGGCAGGAACTGCATGACGACCTCGCTCAAGCCTTCGAGCGGGGTGAAGGTCAGCATGACGATGCCGCGCGTGGTGGCGGTGCGGATCAGGCACTCGCCGTAGACGTCCTCCGGCGGCTCCTCGTCGAGCCAGATGACGTGCTGTTCGGTGCCTTCGAAGGACCCACGGCCCTGCTGGAAGGACTTGAACCCCAGCACCGACCAGCCGGCGGACTTGTGCTTGATCGGGATGGTGTCCACGAGATCCTGCACGCCCTGCTTCCACGTCGGCCGGCCGAGCCGAACTCCGGGGATGATCCCGGTTCCGGTGACGTTCTTCTCCGCACCGCGGGCGATGTCGCCCAGCAGCTTCGCCTGCACGATGTCGCGGGTGGTCTCGTTCGTCTTGCCGGCCGCCCAGGCGCGCACGGGGTGATGGAAGCGCTTGCCCTCCCACCAGTACGGATAATCGCCGGTCAGGTGACAGGTGATCTCGAAGCCGCCGGACACCGTCTTGCCCACGCGGTTGGCGGCCATGAAGCAGCGCTCGCGGTGCGTGGCGCCGGCGCGGAAGAACTCCATGTGCTTGGGGTAGAGGTGCCGGGCGCGCGGGCCTTCGTCGGGGAACAGGGCGGCGAAGCCGATGCGGGAGAGGCGATGGTCGCGCTCCTCCAGCATGGCGAGCAGCGCCTCGCGCTCCTCCCGCGGCATGGCGGCGATCTGGTCGGGGGTGAGGGCCATCATTCGCCCTGCCCTCCCCCGCTGGTGCCGCCCAGCGTCGCCAGGCGCTCTGCGATCCTGGCGTTCAGCTCGTCGTCGGTCAGCGAGGCGTGGTCGATCTTGCCGGAATGCTCGATGGCGACGTTGTCGCGGAACTTCAGCGGTCGCTTGGCCTTCAGCATGAAGATCAGCAGCGTGTCGGAATACTCGCGGACGGTGCCGCACTTGGCGCCCTGGTAGAAGACCGGCTTCAGCGTGCCGTTGTGGGCGCGGCGGAGCGCCTCGTCTTCCAGGGCGTCGATGCCCCGCTCCACCGCTTCGTCCCAGGCCTTGGCGAAGGCGGGATCACGCTCGCGCGCCTCGTAGGCAGTCTGCCGGGCATAGCGTGTGGACTTGCATGCGGCGGTGATGTTGCCGCCGTTCTCTTCGAGCGCCTTGAGGAAGGCCGCCCTTTTTTCTTCGGTCCGTTCCGTACGTGTCGCCATACCTCCCAAGATCGGAGGATCGACGGATGTTCCTCAAGAGTTCGCAGTACCCCTATTTGATTCTCCGCCAAAGCGGAAGACCTTGACGCCGAGGACGCAATACGTCGAAGGTGTAGAAATATCGCCACGTGGGAGCAGATTATGAAAGCATACGTGCCAGGAATAGCAAAAATGCCTATCGACGTTCCGCTTGGTGGGATTTTTATCGTTAAATCTACGAATATGCTTCAGTACTTTATCCGCTCCAGCTTCCAAATATCTGGGAAAATTGAAGAGCGTGCGATATATTTATCCAATGATGGAAACGCTTTTTCCATGTTTGATTTAAAAGGTGGTGATTTCAATGACCCATGCCTCTTCTTAGGTAGAGAATTCGCCGCAATTCCAAAAATTGAATCGATTTCTTATGAGAAATCATATTCTGCTAAAGGAAATTTTATAGTTTGCGGAGAACAAAGTTACATTGGGCTTGGCCACTCAAATCAATACGGACACTTTCTATTCAATCTGTCTACAGGAGAAATAAACATTGGAGAACTTGAAGGACCACATTTTTGTTTTATGGAATGGGCGCTTTTAGATGTAAACAGCTCCGCCGAGAGAGAGATTTTTAAATTTTCATTAAAATGAATATTCCCTCTCTTATAACTTCCACCACTGACACCATCCGCCCATCGAGCGCATAGCACCCGTGCTGGCCGATGGCGAGGCGACGCCCCAGCGCCTGCACCGCACGCTCGATGGGCGTCCTCTCCATCGTCATCCTGCGCCGAACGTCGTCCAGCACAATCACATCGCGCCGGGCCTCTGGCCGGGGATCGTTCGGGCGGCGAAGCCCGATCCGCAGACGCCGCACCTCGACCGTCCGCGGCCGGACCTCAAACCGCGCTCCGATCTCCGCATCGGTCAGCCGCTCGGTCAGCACTAGGCGGCGCAGCTCGGCATCGGCGCAAGGCCAGCCGCGGTGGTTGACCAGTCCGATAGCACGGCGCAGGCCTGCGACCTGCCAAGCCTCCAGCCCCCATTCGCCGGCGATCTGCGCATCGGTCATCCGGCGCACCAGAACCAGCATGGGCAGCGAGGCGCGCAGACCTTCGGGGACGCGGCGGCGGGGCTGTGCGGCGATGGCGCTCATTCGGCGCTCCCGGTGCTGGCGATGACGCGCAATGCCCGGGCCTGGCTCGGCAGGCGCTCCAGGGCGCCGCGTTCCACCAGACATTCGATCAACCGATGCACACCCGACTTGCTGGCGAGGCCGACGGCCTTGGCCATCTCATCGAAGCTGGGCGACACGCCGCGGTGCTCACGCTGGTACCGGGCGATGAAATCCAGCAGCAGCCCCTGTTTCGGGGTGAGGCCGGTGCGGATTGGACGCTTCGGCTCTTTGGCGGCCAGCTGGGATTTCAGCCGCTCGACCTCCGCCTCCAGCACGATATTCCGGGCCTGCAACTGGCGGATCGTCCGGGCCATGGCGGCGGTGTCCTCGGTCACAGTCAGCGTTCCGGCGGTCATGCTGCGCTCCTCCCCCGTCCTGTGGCGATGGTGACCTCGACACCCCGAACCCCCAGCGCCGCCATCAGGCGGGGGGCCAGATGCTGGGCGATGCGGTCCCGGTGCATGGTGGTCGGCGCCTCGACGGTGGCGATGCCGTCGGCCGTCGTGATCCGGCAGACGAACAGCCAGGCGTGCCACTCGACCGCATCGAAGTGCCCGGCGTAGGGTTCCGGCACCGGCAGCAGCGACATGCCGCTCCGCGCCGGCCGGGCATGGGCGATGGCGGTGCGGACATCCCGGTCCAGCACGGCGCGCAGGCTGCGGGGCGCCCCGGCGTCCTTGCCGGCCAGCTGGCGGAACTGGCGGCGGACCTCATCGACCACCGCGGCGGCGGTATCGGTGGGCGACAGGCCCCGCTCGGCCCCGGCGGCGATCCAGTCGGCGATCAGCTCGCCGTCGGCTGGGCTGATGGGGCGGTCCGGCAGGTCGAACCAGCGCTCGAAGCCATCGGCGAGGCCCTGGCGGATGGCTGAAATCCCATCGTCCAGACCATCGGCCGGCCGGCCGGCTTCGTGCGCGCCCGCGGGGGGCCTGCCGCCAGCCGAGGATTCTTCGGTTTTAGATCTTAACTCCTGTCCCGTCCTGTCCTGTCCTGTCCTGTCGCGCGCAACTGTTGGGACCTCGTTACGTTGGTCGTTACGGTCGTCGTTACGTTGAACGTGACGTTCATCGTTACGTGCATCCTGAGCGGGGGTTTGACGACCATCGTTACGATCATCGTCACGTCCCTTTTTGCGGGCCTCCGTGGCCTTCTTCGTGCGGTCGTGACGTTTCAGGAGCGAGTCCCAGGCCCGCATCGCATCCTCGGCCAAGACCCGGTGATAGAGCCGGCCGTCGTTGCAAAGGATGAAGCCCCGAAGGGCCATGTCCTTGATCTTGTTCCAGCGCTGGACTGTGACCCCCGCGAAGCTCGCCAGGATGGCCGGGTTGTTCGGCAGGCTGGCCGCCGGGCGCTGCTGCCAAGCCCGGCACCAGAGGATGACGGCCGCCTTGAACTCGTCGCCGCTGGACAGCGCCAGCAGTTCGGACGATAGGACGCGGCGGGTGTCGAGCATAAAGCCGTCGAGCTTCGAGATGTCGACCTCGGCAGGCACCAGCGGATCGGGGAGGTGCTCGGTGGACATGGGTGCTACTCCGCCGCCTGGGCCGGCGCGGCTGCCGGGCTTGTGATGAGGTCAAAGTGAGAGGCGCGGGTCCTGGCTCGCTCGGCCATGCGCTCCAGCTCGTCGGCCAAGTCGTCCAGGCCGATGGCGACGGCGCTGCCACCCTTGGTGCCGGAGCGGATTAGGCAGGCCCGGGAACGGGCCACGCGGGCGGCTTCCTGCAGGCCGAGGGCGGTGTTGGTGGTCATGCAGCCACCTCATCGGCCGGCCAGTCGCTGGCGCGCTCCAGGGCCTTCCGGCAGGGCGGGATCCAGCGCAGGCGGGTGTCGGTGTTCCCTCGTGCCCACACGATCCAGGCATAGCTGGTGGCAGTGCTTGCAGTGCGGCTCAGGCGTCCCTTGACCATCGGCACGCGCTCGACGAACTGCGCGACGACGGCGGGTGGATGTTCGGTGAAGAGACGGTGACGCTCGACGCTCTCAAGGAAGGCGGTGCGCACCAGGAGGGCGACGCCGCGGTGAACGAACGGGGCCTCCAAGGCACGACGAGCAAACTGCACACCCAGCCGGAACGGCGGATTGGTGACGATCAGGTCGACGCCCTGCTTCTCTATGCAGGGGCTCTCTGACCCATACATGAGGAAATCGTCCACGCGCTCCTGGCCGGGCCAGAGATGCGAATAGTCGTGGACGTCGGAGGAGTAAACCCGGCGGAAGCGCTCCTTGAGCGGCATGACCATGGAGCCAATCCCGCAGGCAGGCTCCCAAACGGTCATGTCCTCGGTGGGGCCGAACAGCTCCCGCAGGACATGCCAACACAAGGCGCGCGTGGCCCAGGGGGGCGTCGGGAAGAAATCCAGGCTGTCGTGCGGTTCGGCGCGCTGCGCCATGACGGCGTGGCTGCGGTTCTGGCTCATGCGTACCTCCGCAATCCGTATTGCTTGGCTTGGCGAGCGGCAACGCGCTTCCTGGCATGAAAAAACCAAGCGGGTTGGCAGCCTTTCACCCGTCCGATGCGCTGGAGATCCTTGTCGGTCTCCGCCATGGCTTCCAGTTCTGGGACTGAGAACGAGTGCATATCGCGGTCAGACAGAAGCTCGATCCGCCGTACGACCACAGGCTGACGGTCCACGAACACGTAGCCGCATCTCGGAGTCGGGCATCTTTGGGTGGGGAAAACGCGCCGATGGCATTTCGGGCAGCGCACGGTCGAAGCGCTCGACTGGATAAGGCCGGACTTCAGCGACCACGTCCGGTCAGCCTCTGGCATGCCGTGGAGCTTAACGTTGTCGGCGAGGTCGATGATGCAGGCGCGCTTCTTGCTGGGGTTGATGCGCAGCACCCGGCCGGCTTGCTGCATGTAGAGCTGGGCCGACTTGGTCGGGCGCAGGAAGATGGCGCCGGCGACGACCGGGATATCGGTCCCCTCCGAGATAATCATGCAGCTGGTCAGCACCTGGATTTCGCCCGCAGCGAGATCGGCAATTGCGCGGTCGCGCTCGGCAACATCCATGTTGCCGTCGACGGAGCGGGCCTTCCATTGACCGGCGGTGAACATCTCCGCGACCCGCTGGGCATGGGCGACCGAGGTGCAGAAGATGATGGCGGGCTCAGTTGGCATCCGCGCCGCATAGGCGTTCATCGCCAGCCGCGTGACCTTGTCGTTGTTCATGGCGCGGTCAAGGTCAGCGGCGACGAAATCGCCGCGACTGATCTTCACGCCCGACAGGTCCGGGCTATACGGCGCCCAGACCTCAGCCGGGCAGAGGAAACCGGCGGCGGTCAACTCGGCCACAGACGGGCCCCGCACCACAGTTTCGAACAGGTCGCCGAGCGGCTTGCCATCGCCACGGAACGGGGTGGCGGTAACGCCGAGTCGTTGGGCATTCGGCATCGCCTCCAGCAGCGCCTGCCAGCCGGGCGCGACGGTGTGGTGCGCCTCGTCGACCACGACCAGGCGGATGGTGCGCAGCCAAGCCGCCAGCCGGCCCTTGCGCGCCTTTAGGGTGTCGATCGAGCAGACATGGACCAGGGCGGTCGGGTCGGGATCATGGTCCGGATCGACGATGGCGGCGTCGATGCCGACGGCGGCCAGCTGGCGCAGGGACTGCTGGAGCAGTTCGCGGCGGTGGACCAGGAAGACGGTGGGCCAGCCGTGATCCACCACGGTGCGGATGACGCCGCCGACCACCACGACGGTCTTGCCGCCGGCGGTGGGCAGGACGTAGAGCACGCCGCGGACGCCGCGCTCCAGGCATGCCAGGATTTCGTCAGCGTTCTTGCGCTGGTAGGGGCGGAGTTGGAGGGGAGCGTGTTTCATGCCGGTCCCCCGACCAGCTTCTGGGTGGCCTTGTAGACAGCGACCTCGACACGGGGTCGGTCCTTGTCGACGAACCCCTCCTCGATCTTCAGCCGCACCTGCCGGTCGTTGGCGATCAGGCGGGGCTCCAGGATGAAGCCGGAACCGACCTTCACTCGGCGGGTCTGGAGGGCATCATAGACAAGGCTGGCGTCCAGATCGGGACGGCGGCTGGCGTAGAAGACGCGGACATAAACCGCCACGTCGCCCTCGTAGGGTTCCGCCCGTTTTGTGACGTGCTGGCCGGCGAGCGCTTCGAACGCCAGGGCCTTGTCGCCCTTCCGCAGACGCGCCGCGCCGCCGATCTTGACGATCTCACGGCTGTTCCCCTTGGCTGCCGGTTCGCCAGGAATGACGAACCGGGCCAGGAGGTCGCCGCGCTGCCATGTGGGTTGCGGGCCGGCCATGGCGATCACACCGCCGAGCGGACATCATAGGACAGCGCCGTCGTCGGAGCCGTCAGCAGCCGGCCACGGGCCAGGGTCTTCGCGGCGTCGATCAGCTCGTCGCGGGTGACCGTCTCCAGTCGGTCGGCGAAGAAGGTATTGATCTGGTTCGCCCAGGTCTCTCCAGTCTTCGGGCCGGAGACGTCCATCAGCGGGCTGTTCGTCTCCAGATCGTAGAGGGTGTATTTTCCATCGATCTCCCAGACCTCAACGCGGCCGGCCGGCTCGTCGTCGTGGTGCTGATCGTCGCCGTCGGCTGGCGCGTCCTCCGACACGGCGTCATCCTGCTGCTCGACCTGCGCAGCTGCCGGGCGCACGAAGCGAGCGGGCTTGCCGCCTTGCGCATCCTTCAGCCCCAGCACCCACTGCGTCTTGAGAGTGCCACGACCATGCGGGCAGTCCTCGCCGAACTTGTCCTGGCTGGCGGCGTCGAAGCCGGCGAAATAGGCAGCCAGTTTGTCGGCATCCGTGACCTTTCCGCGCTTGGCGGTCGCGAGATCGGTGACGTCGGCGCCGGCGGGCTGCTCGTCGCTGTCCTGCACATCCTGCTGGTCGGCTTCCGGTCCCATCTCGGCACCGCGCGCCCTGCCCTGCTCCCACAGCCGCGCCTCGACGCTGTTCTCCGGGTGTGGGTTCATCTCCGGGCCATGGCCCAGTCGACCGGCGGAGAGCCCGTTGTTGGCGATGAAGCCGGCGTTCTCCGGCATCTCCTCGGCCGACATCAGGGCGGGGATGTCCTCCTCGACCGCCTCCGGCTCCGGCACCGACGGCGGCTCGACGTCGAAGGGGATTTCCTGATCCTGGTGCTCCTTCGCCTCCTCCGGCGCCTCGCGCTGCAAGGTGTCGCTGGCCTGTTGCAGAGCCTCCCTCACCGCCGGCTTCACCTGGGCGGTCATAAAGCCGAACAGGTCAAGCTGCACCTTGTCGCTCAACAGCGCGGCAATGGCGACCTGCAGCTTCCGGATCCGCTTCTGCCGGGCATCGTCATCGTCGAGGTGACGGATGCCGTGGCAGAGCTTGAAGATGTCGAAGTCGATGCCGGCCGCCTTCACAACCGCCTTGGCGCCGCGCACCGGCTCGCGGGCAGCTTCCAGAGCATCCTGCGCTTCGACGAGCTGGGAGGAAGCGAGCCGCAGAGAATCGGCAATATCTGTCTCGGTCAGATTGGTCGGGTTGTCTTTCGCTTTGCGGGCCACGTCTTGGCTCCTTACGGGCTGGGGGAAATCAGAGGGAAAGCGGCAGCCACACCCCGCGGCAGGACACGGTAGGCGCGCTGGGCATGGGCAGGGCAGTACGAGACGCCCGGCGCCGACGGCGCGAGGCACTTGCAGCTGTCGTCCGGCGACGGCGCGCCCTCGATCCACTGGCAGGCCTTCGCCGGGGCGGCGATGAAGCCGGGGCGGATGGCGTAGGGCCGGATCGGCCGACCATCACCGCCCTTCTCGGCGGCCAGGCGCTTCTGCTGCTGGCCGACGATGATGGCGGCGCGCGGCTTGGCCGACGGAGCGACAATGATCTCCACCGGTGCGGGGGCGACCTTCGGTGCCGGCGCAACGATCCGCGCCTTCCTCCTGACCGGACGCGGCGCGGCAGCGGCAGGATGCAGCTTTCCCACCGAAGCCGGGGGCATGCCCGGCCGGTCGGCCACATCGGCGAGGGCGACCAACATCGGATCGAACACCAGGGTCGCGGACGAAGCGCAATTCATGCTCATGCCCTCCCCGCCAGCAGCCGAACCCGGCCGCCGAATGTCTTTCGCAGTTCGGCGTGCACCAGATCGGCGAGGAGCGCGCCGGCCGAGGAAGACGGCCGGTCGACACCCAGCCGGCGCAGCGCGTCGCGCAGACCTTCCCGCTCGCGCTCGCGGATGGCCGGCTCGCCGGCGGTCCGCCCCTCCAACTCGCGCAGGCGCCAGAGGGTGTCGCGCTGCTCGGCGGTCGCGGCGGCGTCGAAGAGGAAGGCGACGAAGGGCATGCCCCAGCGGGCGTGCATCTCTTCGAGGGTGCGCATCGGCGGAAGGTTGCCGCGACGCCACCGCCAGGCGGTGATGTCGGATACCCCCCAATCGGCCATGATGCGGGTTTCGGCCGACTTCAGATCGAGGGGTTGCTCGCCCTCGAAGGCATAGGTCCGCAGCAGCCATTCGCCGAACCGGGCTCCAGCACCATGCAGATGCTTCAGCCTATGAAGGGCGCTTTCGGTGGCAGCCACACGCGATGCGGGCAAGATGTGGTCCATGACGCTATGCCCCCACCACGATGCCGAACAGCACCGCCGCCCCGGCGATGCAGACCCAGGCGTGCCGGCGCTCGCCGCGACGGGCCCAACCCAGCAGAGGCGCGAGCCAGACCAGCGGTGTCCGGTCGGCGGTCTTGAGCGTGCCGCCTGGATGCGAAGGGAGGCCGCGGAATGGGATGACACAGGGCGACCCGACATCGCCGCGCATTGCCGGGCGGTCGCCGCCGGCATCGAGGCGAGCGAATTCAGCAGCCGCCCGCTGTGTGCCCTGATGTCCGGCGGAAAGGGATGAGGGATGGCGCATGGCTTAGGCCTCCAGGCCCAGTTGCCGGCGACGATGGCCGCGTGCGTGCGGTTCCTCACGCCCAGCATCTTGAAGATTTCGGCGGTGTGGGCCTTAACCGTCCCCTCACCGATTCTCAGGGCCCTGCCGATCTGCGGGTTGGACTTGCCCTGCGCAAGCATGACGAGAACCTGCTTCTGGCGGCCGGTCAGGCGAACGGCGCCGAGGAACGTGTGGTCGATGCGGTGAACGACGAGCGGCCCTTCTTCCGGCCTCTCGGCCGGCGGTTCCGGCAAGCGGCCACCGGCGGCCAGCCCCTGCAAGGTGCAGGCATCCTCCAGGGACAGCGCGTGGAGCGGTATATCGGCGCGGATGGTGACGACGCCGTCACGGATGATGATCAGGTCGCCGAGCGAGTTGATCGCGAAGGACGCCAGCAGGCCGACCAGATACGCGCGCTCGTAATCCGCGAGGCCGCTGCCCTGCGCGGAAGGGGTGGCGCGACCGTCGCCGTTCTGCCAATTGGAGAAGGGGCGTTCGCCCTTCGTGAACTGGACGACGCTGGCCTCTCTGGGGTAAGAATGGCTGTGGGAATTGAGCATCTCGGTTCCTCATTGCGATTACGGAAGCCGGCGCGGGTGGGGATCTGCGGCCGGCTTTCGTGCGTTCAGGGGTCAGGTTTCGACGGCGTCGCAGACGGCGACGTAGGTCAGGAAGGCCGCGCCGATGATCGACGGGACGGCCAGAATGAAGGCCTCCCAGGCACCGATTGCCGCCGACGCCATGGCGAGCAGCAGAAGCGCGTGGGTCAGAGAGAGGGTCAGGGCGAGGTCGCGCATCAGGTGATCCTCCGCTCGCTGGAATGGATGCGGGCGGCCATGACAGCCACCCGCGCCCTTGCTACCGTGGGAGTTGCAAGACACACCGCGGAGCAAAGCTATGGACGACGAGCAAGCCGAACTGATCGAACTCGAAGGGCGAGCGACCGCCAGCTTGTTTCTCGCCGTGGAAATCTGGTCCGGCTTGGCGCGGTGCGGCATCCTGACCAAGGAGCAGGCCCGTGAAATCATGGATTCTGCCCTCCTTCGCCTGGAGACGCTTCACGCCGCCGATGGTCCTGCCGCACGCGGAACCGCGCGGGCACGCGACCTGCTGGAGAGGCTCGTCTCTCGACAATCGCGTTGAACTCCTCGGCGATCTCGCCGAGGGCAGCATCGATGGCAGCCGGAGGGCAGAGGCGGGATGCGTTGCGCATCAGGCGGCCCGCCCTTCGGGGTGGGACGTATCCGATTTACGGCGCCCAGCCCGCGCCCGGCAGGGTTCTGCGGCTGGTGCGGTAGGGAGAACGTCAGGACGATCAACGCCGACGGGCCACTCCAGATCGGAGGGCCAATGATCGGCGAACCACTGCTTGAGGCGCAGATAGACGTCCACCGAGCACGAGCCACCGGAGCTGATGCGCTTGAAGAACGATCCATCGTTCATCGCGCGGGTCGCAACACGGGCCTCAGACACCCCCATCGCGGAAGCATACTGAGCGGCGAGCGTGGAGAGCTGAGTTCTGTAATCCATGGCGGACAGAATGCGGGAAATTTCCCGCGTGGTCAAGCGCGCTTTCCCGCGTTCGTTCCCGCGTTCACGGATTGTGAACACGCGGGCAGTATCCCGCATATGTCGGATACGTTCTTCGACCGCATCGAGCGGCGGCTAATTGCTACCGGACAGACTGAAGAGGCCGCCAGCAAACGGGCTGGGCGGAACCGCGGTTATATCCGTGACCTGAAGCGTAAAAAGAGCGTACCCAATTCTAAGAACATTGCCGGGCTCGCGGTGGCACTGGAGTGCAGCAGCGAATATCTGCTCGGCATTATGGAAGACCCCGGCGCCCCACCAGTGGCCAAGGTGACTGAGGTCGTAGAGGGCGAGTCGCCGATTACTGATGACGAGCGCCTACTGATCACGATTTATCGCGCTCTTCCCGAGGAGGATAAAAAGTGGATATGGCAGCAGGTTCTCCGTGAGGCGGAGAAGGCAGGCATCGCAGTTGGTGACGCCGAATAGCGCCGGCCATGATAGAGGCCACCGCCCGCGGCGGCAGCTTCCTCAAGACGCTGAGCAGCCTCTTTTCGTCCTCTGACAGTTCCACGTCTCTCCCCGTTGCCGTCATCCAGGCATCTAAAATGAGAACATGTTAGGAACATTCACTCAACAGTTCATACCGCGAACTTCTTAAAAGAGTTCGCCCAGCGCTTGCTGTTGTGCTCCCGTTGGCCGCTGATGCTGCCCCAGGTCCGTTCACAGAGACAGGCCGGCAAGATTGCCCTGGAAGCAACTTTCTTCCCGCACATGCGCCACCAAGCCATTTGCCGGTAAAGAGTTTCTACCGGAATGCATACGGGGATACTCCAATTGCCCACCACCCCATCCGGCGCAGATCTTAGGGTGAAAGGAGAAGCGGGCGCTACCAAAAGGAGCGACTCATTTGATTCACTTCGGCTGAAAAATTTTGAAACGAAATGCGACGTGCACCGCGACAAAATTGATGAATGCTAACATCCGATCACGTCCAGGCCTTTCAAAACTGCCCGTTCTTTTCAGATCTTGCCGGAATGCCCATGTGGCGACTCGTTGACACCGCGGAGGTGCGACACTTTCGCCGGGGGCAGGTGGTTTTCCGTCAGGGTGATCCTGGTGGCTCGATCTTCGTCATCGTCGCCGGTCAGCTGTCGGTGACCAAGAGCGCGCCCAGCCGCGTGCTGCGCCTCGCACTGCTGGAGCCGCCGGCAGCAGTGGGTGAGATCGGCGTGGTCGATGACAAGCCGCGCACCGCCACAGTGACGGCCGTCACGGATTCCGTGCTGCTGGAGCTGACGCGCGCTGCCGTGTTCGCGGCCTGGGACGATTATCCTGAGGGGATGAAGTCGGCCCTGTTCGCCCTGGCCGCCATCGCGCGGAAATCGGCGGAGTGGGAAACGGCGGCACTGATGGACGTTGGCGCCCGGATCGCCCGGCTGCTGCTGGCACTCGGCGATGCTTCCGGGCATGTGGCACACAGCCAAGTGGAGCTGGCCGACATGCTGGGCCTGCACCGCGGCCAGATCAGCAAGCACCTGACGGAGTTCCGGCGGCTTGGCTATCTCGCGAAGACGCCAGGCCGGATTACGATCATCAGCCGCGCCGGGCTGGCGCGGGAGGGTGGCTGATTGCAGGCACAAAAAAGCCCGCCGGCCGGGTGGCGGGCGGGCTAGAGCTTCTCGCTTACAGCGAGGCTCTGACCTCAGGATATTCGTCCCAGGTACGGCCCCGCAACTCGCGTCCCGCTGCCTTCTTGTTAGTTCCACCCCATTGCTTGAAGAAGAAGGCGACGTTCTGTTCCTGACATGCCTCCAGCAGATCGTCGACCCAAACCTGCTCCATCGGCCGAGCAGCCGGACCGGACTCGCCACCAACGATAGCCCAGTGAATGCCCTCAAGGTTCGGATTTGGGATTGCGCCAATCAGCGGTTCGAATGAAACGAAACGCACGGCCGCTACTGTCTCACGCAGGTGATCCAGTCGGAACTCGTAATCAGCGCTTTCCACGCTGGTGCCGAGCCAGACGTTCGGCAGCACCGGAAGAGATTTCGAAAGCTCGGCCATTCGTTCCGGCCTCTTGGTCAGGATCTGGTAGGTATGGCGCCGCGTGCCAGCCATCGTGTGCCAGATGCGCCGGATCGCCTCTTCCGGCACTGCCTCGTGGAATAGATCGGACATGCTGTTGACGAAGACGCGGCGTGGAGACCGCCAGTCCAGAGGCGCCAAAATTGCCTTCTCATCGACAGCGATCTTCCCAGTCCAGACATCACGGCGACCGGAACGGCGCGTCGTACCGACGTATTTTTCCTGCCCCATTTTCTCAAGCCGTGCGGCCATCCGCATGGCATAGCAATTGGTACAGCCTGGGGAGATCACCGTACATCCAGCGATCGGGTTCCAGGTTGCGTCAGTCCATTCGATCGAGCTGTCTGCCATGTGCGGCCTCTATAGGAACGTCACCGAAACATCGTCACCAAAAGTTCTTTGCCCTTTGCGCATCGGCCGGTCGACCGCGGCTGGACGGGCAATTATCCGGCCGGCCCCCTCCAGCTGGCGCAACGCTTCCTTATAGTTACGCGATATATATGGGGTGTCTACATGATGCTGTCTATAGATTTCTACCATCTTCAAAGTTCTTCCGGCAAAGCATTGACATAGATCGTCGGCGAGCCCATCCAAGGGACGAGCCAGAGAAAAGAGCAATGGGGTCGCAGCGTCGGCTGGTGAATACGCAAATGAAGCAATACCTTGATCTTCGGTAGATGATTCCGTAGCCATTATCTCTTTCATGATCTCATATCCGAGAACATGCTTTGAGACGAATATCAAGCAATGCGACAAGCGAGCTCCAGTCTCGCTGCGGAATCGGAACGGAAGGACATATGTTCCTCCCATTTCCTTGATCGATTGCGCAATCGCTTCAATAACAAGAGCCTCGCGCTTGGCAGGGACCTGCCCCTGTACTGATGCACGCAACTGCGCAGCACGGGTTGGCCCAAAAAGCGCCTCCATATGGGATTCAACAAGAATGTTTGAAATTCCTGCATTGATTCGATTGTAATTAAAAAATAGAACGCAGTCACAGCCCCAATCCTTGATAACCCCGTTAATGATTTTCTGCGAAAGTCCTTTGTAACCGAATGGGTCAACGAAGCTAAAGCTGGGGACGAGTTTTGTCTTTGCCAGCATATCAGCAATGCTCTCATCCACATTTTGGTTATGAACCGTAGGCTTAAATTTTAGGAGGCCGATGTCCTTCAGTTTTTCAATTTCCTCAAAGAGGGTGTCAGCTGTCGCCTTGTCCCCTTCGTTGAAAACTGTGACCAGAAGATTGCGGAGCTGTGGATCTGCGATGGCTGTTTCCAGAACCATCAGGGGTGTCGAGGCCGCTCCATCCTTGTATCTCCCTGGGCCAGCATAGAGATCAATATAAGCCATCTTCCCATGGTGCGTTCTTGCGCTGGGCGCGATAATCTTTGCCCATACTTTGAAGTATTTACTTACTATACGCGCCTTAACTTCTGACTGGTCGCTTCTTTCTTCAAAGAACTTCTGAGCCACTTATATTCTCCGGATATCAGTCTATAAGACGTGTTGGTTTTTTTAGACGTTGCTTACAACTTCATCTGCAAGGATCAGTTGCTCGACCAGCAGTTCCAGGGCGGCGACGCAGGCAGTGAGGTCCGTCATCACAAGGTCCCTGGGATCGTGCCGCGCATCACAGAGCGGCCTTCTCGACGAACGTCAGATAAGACATGTTCATCGGCTCCGGCTTCTCCCGCTTGTCGAAACGAACCATCGCGGTATCGCCATCCACCGCCTCGATCTCACCTTCCCCGAAGCTCGGATGGCGGACGCGCGAGCCGACGAGGACGTCTCCATTCTTCGGTATCGGTCGCACTTGGAATTCGGTGCCGCACCGCATGCACTTCGTAGCGGCGGCTGAAGCCAACGCGTAGCACTTCGAGCACGTCTTCGTCGCATCGGCTATCGTCGCACGCGGCTGCGTATCGCTGCTGTCAGAGATCGGCGCCGGCCGTTGTGAAACCGGCGGCAAGGTGCGCGGCGCGTTCGCAGCGATAGTTGTCCCAAGCCGGTCGACCGCATCTCGGACCGCTGCCAACCCGATCAGGATGCACCCGGTCATGAACAGCAGCCCAGAGCCAATCAGGCCATTACTTTGCCGGCTCAATAATCCGATGTTCTCAACCCGGCTCCCGATCCCAGTTGAAACGCTGGTGTCCATCGCCAATGCCGCAAGCAGGCCGAACAGTCCCAGCAGGATCATGGCAAAACCACTGCCTCGCATGTCACAAACTCCCCAAGATGGCGCGGCGGCGTTCAGAATAGACGGCTCAATCGAAGGGGGTCGTTACTTTCCTTGATGGCTCTCCAAATGGATTGGCGTTCGGCTCGTACGTGTTCAGGCACGACAAAAGAATTGCTAATGCTTTTCTGCTCCCCAACAGACCTAAGGTCATGGACTTATTTCCGATCTTAAAATCCATCTTTGATCCACCTGAAAAGAACTCACCAAACCCAGCTTCGTATGAAATATGAATTACAACACCATTCGTGCTATAGACAAAAGCCTTACCATTCCAAACTTTTCCATCGATATTAATTTTTGCCCCATATTCATCGCCCTTATTCAGAGACCATGTGTTGCTATCCAAGAATAATCTGTATCCACTTTTCCCTGCCAAAATCGTAAGAACTTCAGGGCCATCTTTACTCAATATTTCCATTCCACAGTGACCAAATGCACCGTTGTCCGCAAAATAAGCGTAAATAGACCACGATCCAGATCGACTGTAATCAATAGTTCTCGCGGATGCTGAACTCACAAAATATAGCGGAAGTGAAAGGCCGATAGCGGCCGCATAAAGTAACTTTCCAACCGACATGCCAGATTCCGCATTTCTATCGATATGCATGCCCATGCCGCTTCCTCATATCACCGGCAGTTCAGCCCGTAGCAGGGCGTCCTCTGCTGGCTGCCGTACCCGTTGTACGGGTTCGTCGGAACCGCATACGGGTTCACCGTCCCGGCCTGCCCCGTGTAGGGATTGACGTTCCCGCGGGTCGAGTAATTGTCGAACGGGTTGTCGTTGCGCGGCGTGCTGAGGTGAGGCTGCACATAGGTGCCGTCACGCCGGACATATCCCCTGGTGTAGGTATCCGCCATTGCGGCCGAACTGACTAGGATAAGCCCCGCTGCTACAATCCATTTCCGCACTTTTCTATCCTCCAAAAACCGAAGCGCGAACGCTGCCTGCCCAGCGCAACCGCATTATGGCAAGGCAGTCGACGCAGGAAAATGCGGGAAAGTTCCCGCACAGCTCTTGACGCGGGAAATTTCCCGCATTACTGTTTCATCCATACCCCACCCGGAGCCGCCCGATGCACCCCCGCCCCGCATCCACACTGTCAAAGATGCCCCACCTCGATTTCGTGGCGCTCAATGCGCGCCTTTGGGATGCGGGCCGCAGCGATCTCCAGCGCCGTCTGTCAGCCGTTTACCGCGATCAGGTGATCGACGAAGCGCTCCCGGCTGACATCGCTGCGATAACTCATCCCCGCCCCGCCATGGACCCCCGCCCCGCCATGGACCCCCGCCCCGACGACGAGATCGCCCGCTCCCAAAGCCGAGAGGTGATGCGCCGCGACCAGCCGACGCACCAGATCGACCAGCGCAGCGACAGGCTGGCGCTGGGCGAGGCGGTGAAGCGGATGGGGGTGTGAGATGGCCAGCAAAGCTGAAATCGCCTGGATTTACCGCAACCGCGATGGCCTGCCTGCCGAGATCAAGGCGCACAACTACGGCGTCACGATCCGCCGGGCGCGCGGCGATAGCTGGGAAGCCCCGGAGAACCAGTACCGCTGCCTTGCCACCGAAATGGAAGCGCCGGCCATCCAGGCTGAGGTAAGCGCAATCCAGGCCGAATTGTCGGCCGCCTGAGTTTCGCGGTTCGCCGCGTCCACCTGCCCTGCGCCCGGCGGCGCATGGCGTTTCCTCCACCTCCCTTGCCGCCGGGGCTTCCCCCAGCCCCGGCGGTCTTTCTCTCGGCCCGTTACCCGCCCTGCCCGGCGGGTCGGGCTTTCGGCAGTGAGAGGCCCGGTAATGCAAACCCCCAGCGTGACCGTCCCCCGGTCAAACGGGCCTCTAACCCCTCAACCAACCGAAGAAAGGAAGTCTCGGCAGTAGGAGTGGGAACCAGCGGGCGGCCTTGGCCGGACGCCCGCAACCTCAGAGCCCCTTACCCAGCGATGGGTGGGGCTTGAGGCCGTAGAGGGAGACGCCGAAGGCGAAGCCGGCCTGATCAACCGGGCGACACCAGCGCGGCGCTATCGCAGGCACCCGGTACTTAATCGGGCGAGCCAGGATCAACAGGGCGGTGCGTCCTGCCGCGAGCCGGGGTAGCAGCCGGCCCTTTCAGTCTCAACCCCGCTCCCGGCTCTGCAGGCTGGGGCGGGGTCGAGGCAGTAGAGGGATGCCGCGGCACACAGCCGCCCCGAGCCGCAGAGGTGGCGACAGGGCGAACCAGCTGGCCGGCGTCGGCGCCTGAGATTGATGGCCGGCTCCCTCGCCCCATTCCACCGCATGAGCGGAGCATTCCCGATGCGTCGTACCTCCCTCACCCGTCTCCAGCTGCAGGTCGAACTCTTCAACGTCGACAACCCGCCCGGCACCCCCGTCCTGCACCGCCCGCTGACCGGAACGGCCACGGAGACCATCACCGCGAGCCGGGCCAGCCTCTACGGCCGCACTCCGGTCGTCCACCTGATGGGTGCCGGCCGCGTCCCTCTCAGCGACGTGGTGCGGTAATGCCCCTCCCCATCACCCTCGCCCACATCCCCCTGGGCGCCTCCGGACTGGCGCTGACCATCAACTCGGGCATCGCCGCGGTGATCGACGACGGCATCGCCCTGGACGCTGCCGCCGGCCTCACCGACGAGCAGGCCGAGGCGCTGATAGCCGATGCCCGTCGCTGGATTCTGCTGGGGCCCGTCGAGGCGATGAACTGGTTTGGCCCGGCGCTGAACCGGGCGCGGCAGGCGCAGCCCCGGCTGCTGGCGGCGGAGTGAGCCATGGAACCGCCGTCGCCGATCACGCTGGACGCCGAAAAGCGAGCGAAGCGGAAACGCAGCAAGCGCATTCGCCAAATCAAAAAGATAGTCGAGCGGGACGGCGACGCTTGCTTCTTCTGCGGTCGGTCACTCGGTGACGACATCACCATCGAGCATCTGGTGCCCATCACCCACGGCGGCCCCGACCACCGATCCAACCTCGTCCTCGCGCATCATGCATGCAACCAGCGCGCCGACCATCTGTCGGTCGCGGAGAAGGTGCGGCTGCGCGAGGAGATGCACCGTCAGCCCGAAGAGTTCGCGGTATGAACGCTCGCCCCGTCACCTCCGCCCAGCTGAACGACCTGCACGCCCGCAACCTGCCCGACCGGCAGTTCCGGCGCGAGGTCTGCGCCCTGGAGCACGGCGCCGACGCGCTGCGGCTGCTGGACCTCCGGAACCGGCGCGACATGACGGCCGGCCTCTGCAAGCAGGCGCTCATCGCCGCCCGTCTGCGGCTCCGCGACGGGAGCCTCCAGCCCTACCAGCTCCGGACGCTGACGCAGGCCTTCCAGCAGTGGCAGGCCGCCGTGTCGGAACTGGCCGAATTTCAATCCCGCCGGCCGTCCGTGCCGGCCGCTGCGGAGTGACGCCCATGGCCGAGATAAAGCCCTTCTACTTGGTGCTGCGCGACGACGACGAGCGGCTGAGGCGTCACGCCTCCTATCGGATCGCCTCCGACGAAGCGGTCCGGTTGGCAAGGCAGCATCCCGAGCACGCCTTCGTGGTGGTCCAGACCACCGAAGTGGTCGGACCCATCATGCCCACCGTGAAGCCGCGCCGCCTCATACCGCAGGACGCACCAGACGAAATCCCGTTTTAACAAGGTCGAGCGCAATGGCCACACTTAACGCCACCGTCACCGGCCGGGACGAATTGACCGTCCTGCCCTACCGGGTCGTCACCACCGAAGGCTTCCGCCGGGTCCGCGGCTGGGTCTGGCAGAGCTGCGGCATCCGCCGGGACCGGGAAAAGCGCCGCATCGTCATCGACCATCTGCCGACCGGCGCCCTGATCGGCGTGGCCCCCGATGTCGAATCCGCCCTGCGCGCCGTCACCGACCTCGACCCGCTGCTGGACGGCAACGCCACCGCCGGCGGCCACGCTCTGACGCCCACCATCCGGGCCGTCCTGCTGCGCCACTGCATCGCCCTTCCGGATCCGGTGCTGATCGAGGAGGCCGCCTGAGATGGCCAGCCCCTACACCCTCACGCCCTCGGACGAGACCGCATACGGCACGCTGATCCACCTCCACGGCCGCGTGCTGCTGATCACCGGCATTTCGTCCGATTCCCCCGCCCAGCACAACCGCCTCGCCGAGCTGATGGTCGGCGTGCTGTCCCGCCTCACCCCGGCCGAGCAGGCCGAACTCGACGCCATCGTCGGCGCGCACGAAGCGTGCTGGACCCAGGAGACGCCCGCGCCATGAAGACGCTTCTCTTCTACGACACCGAAACCACCGGCCTGCCGGATTTCAAGGCGCCCTCGGACGCCGCGCACCAGCCGCACATCACGCAGATCGCCGCCCTGCTGACCGACGAAACCGGCAACAAGCTGGCCAGCCTCGACCTGCTGGTGCGTCCCGACGGCTGGACCATCCCGCCCGACCTGCAGGAACTGACCGGGATCACCATGGACCGGGCCGAGCAGGGGGGGGTGTCTGAGATGGTGGCGCTGTCCGCCTTCGAGGCCCTGTGGCGCCGCGCCTCGCTGCGCATCGCCCACAATGAGAGCTTCGACGCCCGCATCCTGCGGATCGGCTTCAAGCGGTTCGCCGGCATCTGCCATCCGGACGAGTGGAAGGGCGGTCCTGCCGCCTGCACCCAGGTCCTATCCACCCCGATCCTGAAGCTGCCGCCGACCGAGAAGATGAAGGCGGCCGGCCGGAACCACCACAAGAGCGCCAACCTGCGCGAGGCCTACGAGTTCTTCACCGGCAAGCCGCTGTCCGGCGCCCACAACGCCATGATCGACGTGATGGGGGTGAAGGCGGTGTGGTTCGCCATCCAGGAACGCAGCGCGGTCCCGGTGCCGGCCGGCACTGATCTGGCGGAGGCGGTCTGATGAACGCCCCCTCCCGCGCCCCCACCATCGTCCACTCATCCTCCCTGTCCGGCTATCCCGATTGCCCGCGCCGCGCCGCCGCCAAGCTGTTCGTGGCGGAGATCGCCGCGGCCGGCTTTGACCTGCGCGACCTGCCCTCCAACGTCGGCGCCGCCGTCGGCACCGGGGTCCACGCCGCCGCGGCGCTGATCCTGAAGGAGAAGGCCGCCACCGGCAGCCTGCCGCCGGTCGACGTCGCCACCGACGCGGCCATCGAGGAGTTGCGCCGCGCCGCCGAGCCGGGCATCACCTATGACCGCGAGACCCCGGCGCTGAACGAGGCCGAACAGCAGGCCAGGCGCATGGTGATGGTCTACCGGCACCAGATCGCCCCCGACGTTCAGCCCCTGATCGTCGAGGAGCGGCTGGAGGCGCAGGTCACGCCCGACATCATCCTGTCCGGCCAGTCCGACGTCATCGCCCGCGAGCCCGGCCGCATCCGCGACCTGAAGGGCGGCAAGACAATGGGCTGCCACGCGCCGCAGATCGGCTCCTACAGCCTGCTCGCCCGCTCCAACGGGATCGACGTGGCGGAAGCGTGCGTCGACTGGATTCAGCGCGTGCCGCTGAAAAAGCCCCAGCCCGACGCCGCGGTCCACCGGTACGACGTCGCCACCGCGGAGACGGCCGCGGTCAACGTGCTGCGCCACATCGAGGGCGACCTGACGACCTTCCGCCACGGCGATCCGGAACGGCACCTGCTGCCGGGCGACCCCTGGGCGTTCGTCGCCAACCCCTCTTCCAAACTCTGCTCGGCGAAATGGTGCCCGGCCCACGGGACCGCTTTCTGCCGCGAACACGCCGCCATCGAGGAGTGAACCATACCATGGCCGGAACCCCCGCCACCGCGCAACGCCGCCCGCCGCTCGCCCAGCCGACCGGTCAGGAACCGCCCCGCATCCAAGACCTGCTCCAGTCTCCGAAGACGGTCCAGCGCTTCCAACAGCTCGTGCCGCGCCACCTGAACCCGGAACGCATGCTCCGGGTCATGGCGCAGGCGGTATACAAAACCCCGAAGCTGGCCGAATGCGAGCCCATGACGCTGCTCGGCTCGATGATGGCTTGCGCGTCCTTCGGATTGGAGCCGAACACACCGCTGGGACATGCCTACCTGATCCCGTTCGAGAAGAGGAGAATGCAGGCCGGCCAGTGGGTGACCGAACGGGTAGACGTCAACCTCATCATCGGCTATCGCGGCTTCATCGATCTGGCGCGGCGCTCGGGCAATCTCGTTTCGATCCATGCCGACGTTGTCTATGGCGCCTACGGCGACATGCCGGCCGACGAATTCAGCTTCGAATACGGCAGCAACATGCACCTGCGGCACGTCCCCATCGGCGACAACCAGGGCCGTCCGCCCATCTGGGCCTATGCCCATGCCAGCCTGAAGGATGGGCAGGCCTTCGAGGCCCTGCCCTACGCCCGCGTTCTGCGGATTCGCGACAACTCGCAGGGCTTCCAAGCCGCACTCGCGGCCAAGCAAGAAGCGGAGCGCAACCCGAACAAAAGCGGATGGAAGATGCGCTCGTTTGAGTCGTCGCCGTGGGTGGCGCACGAACACGAGATGGCGGCCAAGACCATGATCCGCCGGCTGTCGAAGGCCCTGCCGATGTCGATCGAGTTCGCCAACGCCGTCCAGCTCGACGCCATGAGCGACACCGGCGGTGTGAACTACGCCTCCTTCTCCGATGGTGTCGACATGCGCGTCGCCGACGTCTCGACGGCCGCGATCGACCACCAGCCCGAAGAGCCGATGGAGCCGCTGAACGGCGAGCGCGAAGAGGTCCCGGTCGAGACCGGACACGATCCGGAAACTGGCGAGGTTCGCGAGCCGGCCAGGAAGGAACCCGCGCCCGCTGCGAAGGCCAGCCGCAAGCAGGCGCCGCCTCCGGCTGACGACGACGAGCTGTTCTCCGCCACCTGACCGCCACCCCACCGGAGGATTTCCCTATGCAGATCAGGATCCGTGATTTCCAGGTGGTCGAGCGTGCCGACCTCCTCGCCGGCGGGCTGGTGCTGGTCACCGGCAAGAACGCCCAGGGCAAATCGAGCGTGCTGAAGGCGACCGCCGCCGCCCTGACCGGCCAGCTGCAGTTCGGCTTGGCCAAGAAGGACGCGAAGGCGCTGGTGCGGGCCGGCGCCAGCACCGCCACCGCCGCGGTGCAGGGCACCGACTGGACCGTCGGCGCCGCCTGGCCGAAGTGCGAGGCCAATACCTCCGGCCAGCCGCCGAAGGTGACGCCCATCGCCGCCGGCCTGACCAGCCTGCTCGACCTGTCCGCCAAGGACCGCGCGAAGCTGCTGGCCGAACTGCTGAAGACCTCGCCCGACCGTGCCGACTTCGTTGCCGCCTGTGCGGACGCCTCCATCAGCGAGGCCATCGCCGCGCAGGTCTGGGGCGACATTGAGGGCAAGGGCTGGGACGCCAAGGCGGCCGAGGTCTCCGACAAGGGCGCCCGCCTGAAAGGGCAGTGGGAGCAGGCGACCGGCCAGCGGTTCGGCACCGAGAAGGTGCGGACGTGGCGGCCGGAGGGCTGGACCGACGTTCTCGGCGACGCGTCGCTGGACGACCTGCTGGCCGAGGCGGGCGAGGCGCGCCAGGAGCTGGAGCGCGCCGTCGCCGCGGCGGCCGTCGGGCAGGCGGAACTGGACCGGTTGACCGCCGCCTGCGCCGAGATCGACGAGCTGAAGGAGCGCTCTATCGAGGCGCAGCTGGCGGCGACCAGGGCGACCTCAGCCTATGGCAGCGCCCAGCGGGAGCGCGACGCCCTGCCGCCAGCCGCCCAGGCGAAGGGCCTGACCTGCCCCTGCTGTAACGCCGCCCTCCAGTTGGCCAACAACATGGGCGCCGATCAGCGGCTGGTGCAGGCCGAGCAGATCGGCGACGAAGAGCTGAAGAAGCGTCGCGACGCCATCGCAGCGGCCGACGGCAAGGTGTCCCGGCTGAAGGGCGAGCGGGACACCGCCGAGCGGAACGCGACCGATGCGCAGCGCGCCCACCAGACGGCGCAGCAGGCGGAGCGGCAGCTGGCGGACCTGCGGAAGAAGGCGTCCGGCGGCCAAGCGGGCGACGATGTCGAGGCGCTGCGCACCTGCGTCGCCACCGCGGAGGCGCGCCACCGCGCGCTGAAGGCGAAGGAGGATGCCGAGCGGGTTGCCAACCTGCTGGCGGTGAACCTTGCGATGCAAGCGATCATGGCGCCGGGCGGTCTGCGACAGGCGAAGCTGGTGAAGGTGCTGGACACCTTCAACGGCGGGCCGCTGCGCAGCCTGTGCGAGGCCGCCGGCTGGGGAGACGTCCGGATCGAACCGGACATGGGCATCACCTATGGCGGACGGCCTTACGAACAGCTCGCCGGCCTGGGCCCGCAGCTGTCCTCCGACCAGTTCCGGGTCTACGCCACCTTGCAGGTTGCCCTCGCCCAGGTGCAGGGCTGCGCGCTGGTGATCCTCGACGGCGCCGACGTGCTGGACCAGCGGGGCCGCGGTGGGCTGATCAAGATGCTGCGCGGCACCGGCATGGACGCGCTGATCGGCATGACCTTCAGCGCCCCCGACGTGGTCCCCGATCTGGAGGCGCGCGGCATGGGGCGGGCCTATTGGATCGACGGCGGTATCGCCCGGCCGCTGGGCGAGGTGATGGCCGAGAAGAGCCGGAAGGAGGCTGCGTGATGGCCCGCCGCAGCCGCAGCTACCAGCGCCGGCAGGAGCGGCGCGTCACCCTCCGCATGAAGGCGGCCGGCCTGATCGCACGGACCACCTTCGACGAGCCGGTGCTGGACGAAAGCCCCCGCCTTCCGGCGCTCGACATGGCGCTGCTCCGGATGGATGCCGATGCTTACCGGGCGGAGTGCCGTTGATGGATGGCCTGCTGTTCGACCTCCCGGCGGCCGGCTCCCGTCGCCGCGCCATCCGCGAACCCAGCGATGACGAGATCATCGTCGTCGGCTTCGCCGGGGGTGGCGGCACCTGCGAGGGAATCAAGATGGCGCTCGGCCGCAGCCCGGACGAGGCGCTGAACCATGACGAGGACGCCGTGTCGATGCACATGGCCAACCACCCGGAGACGCGGCACTGGTGCCAGAACATCTGGCAAGCGGAGCCGGCGCTGGTGTCGGCCGGGCGCCCCATTGGGCTGGCATGGTTCAGCCCGGATTGCACCCACTTCAGCAAGGCCAAGGGGGGCGTCCCACGAAAGAAGAACATCCGCGATCTGGCCTGGATCGTGGTGGCCTACGCCAAGCTCCCGCGCCACCTCCGCCCGCGCGTCGTCATGCTGGAGAATGTGGAGGAATTTCAGACCTGGGGTCCGCTGACCGACGAAGGGCACCCCTGCCCCGACCGGCGGGGCCAGACCTTCGCCGCCTGGGTCGCGGAGTTGCGCCGTCTCGGCTATCAGGTGGAGTGGAAGGAAAGCCGGGCCTCGATCTACGGCGCCCCGACGATCCGCAAGCGCCTGTCGGTCATTGCCCGCTGTGACAGCCGCCCCATCGTCTGGCCGGCGCCGACGCATGGAGCGCCGACCGATTCGGAGGTGCTGGCCGGCCGGCTTCTGCCGTTCCGCACCGCGGCGTCCCATGTGATCGACTGGTCCATCCCCTGCCCCTCCATCTTCCTGACGAAGGAGGAAGCCCGCGCGCTCCGGATCAAGCGCCCGCTGGAGGCAAATACCCTCCGCCGCATCTTCGCGGGGCTGAAGCGCTACGTCATCGACCACGCTGACCCGTTCATCATCCCGGTCACCCATGGTGGGGACAGCCGGGCGCACGCCATCCACGACCCGTTGCGTACCGTGACCACGGCCAACGGCGGGGAGTTCGCGCTGGTCGCTCCCCACATCATGAAGTACCGGAACAACAGCGTTGGGCACGGCATCGACGAGCCGCTGCACACCGTGACTTGCAGCCATTCCGACTATCACCCCGGCGGCGCGGCGCCGCTGGCTGTGGTCGCGCCGTTCCTCTCCCGCCAGTTCGGCGCCAGTATCGGCCATGGCGCGGAGGAACCGTGCGGCACCGTCACGGCGGGCGGCGGCGGCAAGAGCGCTCTGGTGATGCCCTGGATGGTCCAGCAGAACACGGGCGTCGTCGGCCATTCGATCGACAGCCCCACCTCCACCATCCTCAACACCGGCTCGCACCAGATGTTGGCCGCCGCCCACCTGACGAAGCTGTACGGCACCTGTCGGGACGGCCTGCACCCCGATCAGCCCATGCCGACGGTCACCGCTGGCGACGGCCATGTGGCCGAAGTCCGGGCTTTCCTGACCAAGTATTACGGCGAGGGCGGGCAGGACCAGGATTGCCGCGACCCGCTGCACACCATCCCGACCAAGGCCCGCTTTGGCCTGATCACCGTCCACGGCGAACCCTTCCAGATCGTAGACATCGGAATGCGGATGCTGACGCCGCGGGAGCTGTTCCGCGCGCAGGGCTTCCCCGACAGCTACGTCATCGACCGCGGGCACGACGGCCGGCGCTTCTCGAAGGCTGCGCAGATCAGGATGTGCGGAAACAGCGTCTCCCCGCCCTGGGCTGCCGCCCACATCGCCGCGAACGTTCCCGAGATGGCGCGCTTCGCCAAACCCCTCCCTGTCCAGGCCGCGGAGTGAACCATGGTCGCCTACAGCTTCAAGAAGCGCTTCGCCCCACCGATCATCGCCGGTCTTCAGCCGGGCCCGCTGGTCGACGGCATGAAGCGCCAGACCATCCGCGCTGACCGGAAGCGCCACGCTCGGCCGGGGGAGGAACTGCAGCTCTACACCGGCATGCGGACGCGGTCCTGCCAGCTGCTGGGCAGAGCGACCTGCACCAGCGCAACGCCGATCCGCCTGCTGTTCGGCCCGTCGCCGGCCGTCGAGATCGGCGGGGAGCTGGCGCTAACCGACGCGGCAGGGCTGGGCCTGTTCGCCCGCTTCGACGGCTTCGCGGATTGGCCGGACCTGTGCGCCTTCTGGGCGGCCGAGCATGCGGCGTTGACCGAATTCAGCGGTGTGATGATCCGGTGGGAGCCGCGCTCATGAGCCGCGCCGTAATGTATCGCAATGGGCTGGTGCAGCCCCGGCTGGTGAGGTGATCCATGGAAAAGATGCTGACCTTGGAGGAGTGGGCCGAGGCGGTGTTCGGCGCCCACCCGCCCCACATCGCGACCCTTCGCCGCTGGGCCCGGGAGAGCCGTATCTTCCCGGCTCCCCAACTCCACGGGCGGTCCTACTATGTCCTGGCGACCGCCCGGTATATCGACCCCACCAAACCCATCGCCCCACAGATCAACCAGGGTTCGCCGCGACGCAGTTCGCTGGCCGACAGAATCATGAAGGAGCGCGGCCTTGGGAAGACGGCGTAGCCGGCAGACCCGGAGCCTGCCTGCGAACCTGTACGAGCGCTCCGGCTATTTCTCCTGGCGCGATCCGCAGACCGGCAAGGAACACGGTCTCGGTCGCGACCGGCGCAGCGCCATGGAACAGGCCATCGAGGCGAACCTCCTGGTGGAGGGACTGCGGAACAAGCGCCGGCTGGTCGACCGGCTCAACACCGGTCCCAACAACAGCGTCAACGCGTTCTGCGACCTCTATGCCGGCATCATCGACAGCCGAAAGGAAGCCGGCCGGATCAAGAAGGCGACCCACGAGCATGTGTCGCAACGGCTCCGGCATTTCCGGACGGCGCTGGGCGAGCGCCGCATGGACACCATCACCACCCGCGACATCGCCGATTACCTCGCCGACTGGGAGGAGCGCGGCAAGCTGCGGATGGCGCAGTCTGTCCGCGCCTTCCTGCTGGACCTGTTCACCGTCGCCAAGTCGAAGGGATGGACGACGATCAACCCTGTCGGCGACACCAAAGTCGCGCCGGCGGAGGTGCAGCGCGCGCGCCTGACCCTGGACGACTTCCGCGCCATCCACGCCGTCGCGTTGAAGGATTATGCCCCCTGGCTGGCCCGGGCGATGGAACTCGCGCTCGTTACCGGCCAGCGTCGCGAAGACCTGATCGCAATGGGGCCGCGCGACGTCCGCGACGGCAAGCTGTGGATCGTGCCGCAGAAGACCGATCGTCATGGCGTCCGCATCTGCATCCCGCTGGAACTGCGGCTGCAAGTTGTCGGCTGGTCGGTGGGCGACGTGATCGCCCGGTGCCGGGACAACGTCCTCTCGCGCCATTTCATCCATCACAATGCCCATGCCGGCCGAGCCAAACTGGGAGACCCGATCCGGCGCCACACCGTGAGCGCCTGGTTTGCCGAAGCTCGCGACAAGAGCGGCCGCAGCTGGCCCGCCGGTAACACGCCGCCCAGCTTCCACGAAATCCGCTCGCTGGCGGCCCGGCTCTATCACGAGCAGGGCGTCAACGCACAGATGCTGCTGGGCCACAAATCGGCCGACATGACGGCCCTGTACCGGGACGTACGAGGCGCCGAGTGGATCGAAGTAAAAGCAAAGTAG